AGTAAATGCTATTGCACCTGTTGCACCTGTTAATCCAACGGGACCAGTGTCTCCTGTTGCACCTGTAGCACCTGTAGCACCTGTAGCACCTGTAGCACCTGTAGCACCTGTTGGTCCTGTAGCACCTGTAGCTCCTGTTGCACCTGTAGCACCTGTAGCACCTGTAGCACCTGTTAATCCAACGGGACCAGTGTCTCCTGTTGGACCTGCGTCACCTGTGTCTCCTTTTTCTCCTGTAGCACCTGTTGGTCCTGTAGCACCTGTAGCTCCTGTTGCACCTGTTGGACCCGTGTCACCTGTTGGTCCTGTAGAACCCGTAGGACCCGTGTCACCTGTTGGTCCTGTAGCACCTGTAGCACCTGTTGGCCCAACTGGACCTGTTGCACCTTGCGATCCTGTTGCACCTGTTAATCCAACGGGACCAGTGTCTCCTGTAGCACCTGTAGCACCTGTTGCACCTGTAGCACCTGTTGGACCCGTGTCACCTGTTGGTCCTGTAGAACCCGTAGGACCCGTAGCACCTGTTGCACCTGTTGGACCAGTTTCTCCGGTTGCTCCTGTAGCTCCGGTTGCTCCTGTAGCTCCTGTAGCACCTGTAGCACCTGTTGCACCTGTTGGACCAGTTTCTCCGGTTGCTCCTGTAGCTCCGGTTGCTCCTGTAGCTCCTGTAGCTCCTGTAGCTCCTGTAGCTCCTGTAGCACCTGTTGGTCCTGTGTCTCCTGTAGCACCTGTAGCACCTGTAGCACCTGTTGGTCCTGTGTCTCCTGTAGCACCTGTAGCACCTGTAGCACCTGTAGCACCTGTAGCACCTGTAGCACCTGTAGCACCTGTTGGCCCAACTGGACCTGTTGCACCTTGCGATCCTGTTGCTCCTGTGTTACCTTGCGAACCAGTAGGGCCAACTTGTGTATACATCACCTGTGTGGCAGTCAGAATAATAGAAGGAATCGCAGGAGCAGGAGAAACGGCAGAAAGATACTGTATGGAAAGATCAGGGTCTGTGGTTTTCCACGCCAACTCAAGATAGTCACCCGCATTCAGTTTCAGCACATAGTTTACGCTACCGATGGCATGACCATCCACGCCGCCGTGTCTCTCAACAACGCTCCACTTACTGTCGCTGTCATCGACATTGCTGCCGTTTTTCTTGAGCCAAATGTTGGCATCTTGTATCTGATTGTCTGTGTTTACGAACTGAACAGAGTAAATGATGCTGTACACACCAGCATTTGCAAAGTTCACACGACTGCCATTTGATATAGAAACACCATTGGTATCTGGATCAGTATTGTTGTAAGTGATCTGATATTCTGTATTTGCCGTGACTGCAATTTGATCTTCAGTTGACCAAAACGATCCCCAATATCCTAATGCTCCTCCGGCTCCCGTAGCACCTGTAGCACCTGTAGCACCTGTTGGTCCTGTAGCACCTGTAGCACCTGTTGGTCCTGTAGCACCTGTAGCACCTGTTGGCCCAACTGGACCTGTTGCACCTGTTGCACCTGTTGCACCTGTTGGACCTGTTGGACCTGTTGAACCTGTTGGACCTGTTGGACCCGTGTCACCTGTTGGTCCTGTGTCACCGGTAGAACCTGTAGCACCTGTTGGACCCGTGTCACCTGTTGGTCCTGTGTCACCGGTAGCTCCAACGAGACCAGTGTCTCCTGTTGCTCCTGTTGCTCCCGTGTCACCCGTTGGACCCGTACCACCTGTGTTTAAGTTAAGCCACTGTTTGTTAGTACCATCATCAACAAGAGTGTGCTCAACGCTAGTAGAAGTATTAAACCACTTGTCTCCTGCTTTGTAAGAAGACACGCTAGGAGTAGAGCTTGAACTAACATACTTCATAAAAGTAGTTAATTCACTCATGATATAGTCTTCGTTTGGGCTCAAATAAATATTTACCCAAAACATATCGTCGCCATCGTTTATAAGAGTATATTCTATACCAGTAGAAGTATTGTACCATCTGTCTCCAGCATTATAAAGGCCAGTGCTTGGAGCAGTTGGAGATGAAACATAAGAAATTTTTCCTGTTAAAGACTGATTAGTCCAATTTGATCCATCCCAAACTAGGAACTGCCCACTTGAAGGAGATGCAGTCTGCACGTCGTCAAGCTCTGATATGTATGTAATTGCTCGCTGGTTCACCCAGTTTGATCCATCCCATATCAATGCTTGACCAACTAAAGGAGCACTTGTTTGAACATCAAGAAGTTCTGATATATAAGATATTGTACCACCGCCACTGCCGCCAATAATTATTTCTCTAAATAAACTTGCCTGTATAAACTTTGCATCAGAACTGTTGTTGAGAGCTGAGCCGTTACCTCTAACAAGCAACCATCCGCAAAATATCGCTTTTTGTTTTGTATCATCTGACTCATAAAAAGATTCAGATGATATTCCAGAGGTGGCCTCAACTAATGAATTATATTTTGTATTTCCATAATATGCAACAAGAACATTAGTCTTGTTGGGAAAATAAAATATTCTCTGTATAGTCCATTCTGAAGAACTAACAGACTGAAGCGTACCAGAATTATTATCATAAGAATTAGGATCTACTGCAGCATTTTGAACAACAGAATAGCCACCAGATCCATTTCTATAAAATCTATAAATTGTTGCAGAACTTATCCCAGAATCATTCACCACATTTGGATGAGAAGAATCATTCGAATAATTTCCACCAATTATATAAGACACTCCAGCGCTTCTGTCTAACAATAAATTAGCGCCATTTGCAGATATTCTGTGACCTGATATTTTTGCTGGACCAAGCTTTCTAATAAATTCATCATATTGATTTAAAGTTCCATAAACAACAGTGGGAAGATTAGAAACAAAAGCGATTGTTGTTCTGTTTGGATGAACTAGCGCTCCGAGTATTATGTATTGCTTATAGTTAGCATCAGTAAATGCTCCATTTTGTTGCTGAACATTTCCATCAGAATCTATATAAATCCAAGTTGTATCATAAGAACCAATATTAGAAACTGTAATAGAAGATTGCGCAGACCAAGTAATTGTTGTAACAGTGGTTGATGGATTAGAAGAAGAACCATATCCTCCACCAGTAGTTGAAACAATTATGCCAGAACCAGCAGCAACATCAAACTTTGCATTGTTAGAAGAATTTACAGATAAAGAACCACCATATAAAATTCCAGATTTAAGATTTTCTTTAAACCTGGAACCATTTACGGATTGTAAAAAGTCTGCGTCTAAACCACTACCAGAACCATCTGCAACAGATATTGTTTTTGTTGCAGCATTCATGGTGATGTTGTCACCAAGAGTAAACGCAGAACTACCTATACTATCATCATTACCAAATATAACTTGACTACTAGTTGTATCTTTTTTAATTGTTTTAACATCAGTTACCTGAAGCGCTTCCCATCCTGGTATGTCAGAATTGTACATCCATTTTTTACCATTGAATGTATACTGCTGACCATCAACTGGACTGCTTGGAAATCCTAAAGGTTTAACTGCCATTTATTTAATCTCCAACAAAAGTGTCTCCTGGATAATCTCCAGTTAAATCCATCCACTGAAAAACGTCTGGATTAGCTGACATTTGAACATAAATATATTCTGTAAGATTTTGAGTATTAAGCCATCTGTCTCCAAGTTTTGCTTCAGAAGGAGCATCGTCTTGTTGGTAAAAAGAAATACCACCACCTGTAACTGCTGTTTTAACTAATTCCCAATAAGATCCTGTCCATTGCCATGTTTTTCCGTTTATAATAAAACTTGTTGTTACAGAAGGATCAGGAAATTTAAACATAATTAACTCCCATCGCTTACAGATGAACCTGTTTCCATCCAGTAAGACTTTCCAGCATCATCTTTAACATATATTAACAAAATACCACGTGACGTATGAAACCACTGATCTCCAGGAGTTGCATACACAGGAGATGTATCTTGAACAAAAAGTTTTTTGTTAACAACATTTGGGTATAGTGATAAGCTCATAAAATTAATTACTAAAAAAGTTTATTTTGTCTTTGTGCCGATATAGATTTTGTAGTTTTGTAACAGCACGACTACAAAATCTTATATGATATTGTGGCGCAGAGTTTTGAGTGGCCAGCGGTAATCAGTCCCAAACAACTCTGGTAGCGCATTTCCAAATGCGGTGGAAGGGTCGTCAAGGTCGAACCGGAACTGACTCAACTATTGGACAGCGAAAATAAGCTCTGTTAAAGCTTGCTGGCAACTAACCGTTGTTGCAAATAATTTATAAAATTTTAAAATATAACATCAAACAATAATTACAGAAACGGATTCTGAAAACAGATGGGCGTGTGTCCTCTATATGAAATAGTTTCAGAATTATTATAGAGTGGCGATTGACTCGGGGATATCTCCCTGTTTCACAGGGAACAGAAACGGTTTCATACAGAAGTAGAATACATACCGTTCGATGTCACGAACGTGACATCGACAAATGGAGCGAAGCGACATTAACGAAATACTTATCCTCGTGGCTTTGCCACTCGGCACAGAACACTTCGTGTTCAGTGTTAGAAAAATTACACATCATAATTAACTGTGTCGAAACCATGCACTTTTTCTAGATCAAGTAATGCTTCACTTCCAACATTACTTTTTACTGCTTCAATAAAATTTGAACTATGAGACGTGGTGATAAACTGTTTATCAGGAAAACATGAAATGAGTCTCTTAACTAGTCCAGGGTGTCTCTTGAAATATATATGCATTTCAGCATTGTCTATTAAGTAAATGTTACTAGGATTTAATACTGATTCATTACATATGTGCCGGAGGAGTGTAGCTATTTTCTTTTCTCCATCACTCATTCTCTTAAAGTGTACTTTTACTTCATTCTTTTGTATGACTAGGTCTTGATAAAATGTTGCACTATCTTCCATGTCATATGTTGTTATTTCTTTTCCTAATGAGATAGGTAGACCATAAACATAAGAAGCAATTTCAATAAATTTATCTTTTGCTTCTTTCCTAATTTGAAATTTATTCATATTCATTGGGTGGTCTGCATCAGTAAAAACACTCCACCCTTCTTGATCTGAATTGTATCTTTGCAAGTTAGATTCTACAATTCCGTTTTGGTCTAATTTTACTGTATATTCTTTTTGTTCTTTATCTAAAAAAGTTGCTGTGAGTAAAAGATCCCTTGTTGATTTCATAAATCCAGAATATGTTGGATCGTAGTCTTCATGAAATATCATTTTTCTAAAATACATGTCATTTTCTCTACCAAAAAATTGATAAGGATTAGACAACATTCTGATTCCACTCAAAACTGTGCTTTTCCCAGTTCCATTTGGTCCGAAAAATACAGTGAGAGGCAAAGGCTTATTGTCTTTAAAAAAATCTAAAGATAATTTTTTGTATCCACAGAAATTAACAAAGTCAATACTTTTGAGATAATACATGAACCACACTCCAATTAAGGTACAAGAGTTTTTTTCGGAATTACTTAAGAAATCTGTTGCTAAAGAGATATTTAACGTAATATCAAATTCTAATTTCCCACAAGAAGCAGTAAATGTTGATTTTCATGTCAAAGACGGAAAGATGAGATCAACAAAACCATGGAACACTCAGTTTCAGTGTGATGCTGATAGTATGGTGGAGTGCAAAAAGGTTCTTCATTACCTGACTATTGCGGAAGACCCAACAAAAGAGGACATCGATACTTTTGAAAATTGGAGAATGGATCTTGCAAAAGAATTGCTACTTTTATGTGACGATTCTTTTAAGTCAAATGTAAGAAAATTAGTTTTTGGAGAAGACAGTCCAGAAGTTTTTCCTCTAAATACAATCAAGGTGTATGACATAGACATTACAAATCGTCCAGAAAACGACAAGGTTCTTGTTGTTAAAAAAGAAGCTCCTCAAGGAATACAGACTCATCCTGTAACTGCAGAGTTGATTAAAGAACACGAGGAGACGGGGCGCGATGTAAGTGAAATAATTGCTGAAAAAAAGAAAAATGAAGATATTCGCTACAAGTGGGTTACAGGCGCAACGTGGAGAAAGCATTTTTACGATATAACAGTAAGTTTCATGATAGATTACACCCCAAATCAATACCCCTCATCATAATTTCATACATATATTTATATTTTAATAAAAAGGGGTATGGAACAGTACGGAGTAAAAACCGTACTGTTCTTTTTTTGGAGAATTATATGCTTGAATTTAACTCAAACAACTACGAAATGCGTAAGCAAGCTGCAAAGCATAACGGCAAAGACGTTCCTCTTGGAAAGATTATGAAGGGTGACGTAAAGAAATTCAAGGTTTACGTCAAAGATCCAAAAAGTGGAAATGTTAAGAAAGTAAACTTTGGACACGGTGGTTCAAGTGCCAAGGCAAAGGGTGAAAAAACACTTTCTATCAAGAGAAATCAGCCAAGCAGACAGAAAAGCTTCCTTGCTAGACATAAGTGTGATCAGGCAAAGGATAGAACTTCAGCAAAGTACTGGAGTTGCAAAGCTTGGAGAAAGAATACCAAGCTACCGTGATTAAAGTTTCTTCATCAGATTGGTTTAAAATTGGCATAGAAAACAACTGGATTTCTTCAAAGAAAACAGTTGCTATTAGTGCTATGGATATGCCGTTTCCGTCTGCTTCTGGAGGAATTATTGATTCTGCGCGTGATTATGTTAGAGAAAAGAATAAGCCAGATTCTGGATCAGAATCTAGTAAAGAAGATTCTGGATCAAGCTTAAATAGCGTTCTTGGCATTACTGTTGGTTCAATTGCTGCACAAAATATTGTTTCTAACCTTATGTCAAGAAGTCAGATAAAGATGACTCCTGAACAAATTAATTCAATAGCATCTGATCCCAAAAAGTTAAAAGATTTATTAAGCTCTCGTGGGATTACTTCTGTAGATCAATTAGCTGTATTTCAAGAAAAACCAAGCTTGTTTAGAAGAATGGTCGGACCAAGTAAAACTAGAACTGCTCTTGGAAGAGGAGCTGCTGCTTTGGGTGGTGGAGCTGCTGGGTGGCTTCTTACTGATTGGATTACTGATGCGACAGTAAATCAAAGAAAAGGCTTTAATGTTGCGTCAAAATCTGCTATTGAGCAAAAGGCAGGCAGTATACCTAAATTCAAAGGCGCTGGGCTTAAACTTACAATGATAGCAAGAGAAGTTTCTGGCATATCTAAAAGTTTAGATAAAACAATGGCAGAAGGTGTTGCTACATTTTTAGATTTATTAAATCAAATAGACTCTCAAAAAATACAGTAGTAACAAGGAAAAGACTTTTATTATCTTAAATAAGAAATATAATTTGGAGGAATTTATAAATGGCACGTTTTATCAAAATGGCAAATGCATCTCAACCAGTAGTAAAAATGAGCTCAAAAGAATGGCTTCAGGTTGGATTAAAAAGTGGATTATTTTATAAAGATGACAGCTCTATAAAGATAGCATTGACGGGTGCTCCGAGTGACAATCCAGTTGTTGGTGCAGGTAAACTTTTTGATGAAAATCAAGGTAAATTAAAAGATCCACAGTGGCAAGCCGCATTGGGAGCATATAAAAGCAAACGTGCCCCGCAGGGGTATAGTGTCGTTGAAACAAGTCCAGGAAGTGGTATTTTTGGACTTAAAAATAATGCAACCGGTGCTTTGAATATGCCAGGAAGAGGTAATCAAAACTTGGCTAGTATGTTAAACTCTGTTGGAAGAAAAGCTGCTGCAGGTGGAACCGTGTTGCCAAATCCAATTCCAGACGGTGGCGGTGGCGGAGGAGGAACTACTCCAGCTCCAATTCCAGACGGTGGCGGTGGCGGAGGAGGAACTACTCCAGCTCCAGTTCCAGCTCCAGCTCCAAGTCTAACTAGGGGACAAATTCTTGGACGTGGCGCTGCCGCACTTGGCGGTGGTCTTGCTGGTTATTATGGAACAGGAGCTATGCTCGACGCAGCAAGAGGTAATAATCAAATGAAAGACTATCGTCCACAAGACTTTCATAGAGGTATAGCTTCTTTACAAATGGTCTTTCAACCAATCGCTGGCATTAGTAAAGTGCTAGATAAAGAAATGAGAAATATTATGGGAACAATAGCTGATTTGCAAAATCAATTGCAACAAACTCAGCCTGCTTCTCGTGGTCCTTCAATGCGTAAACAAGATCAGGTTGCAGAAGCTTTACGCAATAGATATGCTCCCGGTTCATCTGCTCCAGATTACTTACCTAAATAAGAGGTTAATATGAAAAACGAAATGATTAAAATATCTCAAACACAATGGCTTGCTTCTGGTATAAGAAAAGGTTATGTTATTCCAGAAAAAGACGGCACATTTACTCTTAACAAAGAAGCTCAGCTTGCTTACAATTTAGGAAAAGCGGTTGGCCCAGCTCTTGCAGGAGCAGGCAAAACATTCTTTGGCTCTGCTCTTAGATCAGGATTGACTGGTGCTGGAGTAGGAGCTTTAGCAAGTATATTTAGTAAAACTAATCTTCTTCAATCTGCTCAAGATTGGTGGAAGGGCGGTTCTGAAACTCCAGAGATGTTAAAAGCTTTACAGAACGCTCAGGCAAGATTCCAACAAGAAGTTAAGAGTAGACTAGGCGGAATATCTGACAGATTAGATAATGACCTAAAGAATATAGACGCAAAGCTGAGCGAAAGAATAGCAACAATCTCTCAAAGATTGACTGAAAGAGGTATTGGACCTGCTTTTGAAGCTGGAAAGAGACTTCTCGAAGAAGATGAATTAATGAATGACATGTTGATAGCAACTGGCAAGTCTCCAACAAATTATGAAGCTCTGACAGGCAAGACTACTGGAGATCAGTTGCCACCAGCTCCAACTCCAGCAGCTGCTCCTTCAGCTCCAACTCCAGTAGTTTCAACACAGCCTGCAGCCGCAGATTTGCAGGCAGCTCCTAAAGCTAAGCCTTCTGGAACTGGAACTACAGCTGCATTAATGCAAAGATTTGATCAGTAATAAGGATATAAAAATGAACAATAGAACATCAAAAATAGCTAACAAATTCCTTTTAAAGTCTTCTGGAAATTTTGTAAAAGTAGCTCAACAATCTGCTGCAGATGCAAGAGCTCAAGCAAAGATTCGTAGTGCAAATCGCGAAAAAGCGCTCGCATTCATGAAAGAAGGAAGATTTGACAGAATCCCAGTTGCAGGAGCAGGTGGCGTATATTTTGCTAGTCTAGAACCAGCAGAAAAACTACAGATTGTTAACTATTGGAAAAATAGAATAGCAAATGGCCCAAACAGAGAAGCTGCTGCAAAAGATTTTATTGGTCTTATGGATATTGGAGATCAACAGGGTCTTGGGATAGCTGATCTTTCATCTAAAGATGGTTTTCCATCTCGTATCAAGTATTTAGATGAATTGGCCTCTGATATAGCAACCGACATGCAAGCTGCCGCTGGCCAAGGTGCAGGTGCAGCAGCTTCTACTGGCCCAGCTAGTGGAGGTAGCCCTAAAGCTCAAGGTCCACAGCAGGACATGAGAAGTCCATACGATCCTAATGTTCCACTAGGCGCTGGTCCAGAAGGCCAAAAGCCATCTCCAACTACACCAAGTAAAGACGATGTTGCTTCTAAGGCTCCAGCAGGTGGTGCAGCTGCTGCAGATACTACTGGAGGCGGTGGTGCTGCTGGTGGTGGTGCTGCTGGTGGTGCTGCTGGTGGTGCTGCTGCTGGTGGTGCAACCCCGGCCACTCCAGCCAATACAAATCTACCTCCCTCTGGCTCATCTGCATCTAATGTTCGTCAGCCAAACTACTTCTTCCCAGAAGGTAAGCAAGCAGCCATTGAAGGGTACTACGGTCCCTATGCAGGACCAAATGGCAAAAAGCGCTACTTTAAGGTTGTATACGATAGATCTTCTAAGAGATATTCGTACACTGGTGAATTTGAAGATAGGTAATAAGTATTAAATATCAATAAATAAAAACAGGCAGTAATGCCTGTTTTTTATTATATAAGTGTTTTATTTATCTTGATCTATATGATCTTTGTGCAGCTCTTTCTTGATACGCAGCCGCTATTGCTGGATTTTGCTTTCCAAGTATCTGTTGAGCCTTTATCATTTTTTCGCGTATGATATGATCCATCATTTTTGGGTTAACCATTTTATATTTTATAAGTTCTATTCTTAATCTTCTTTCGTATTGCTCAAATGTCTCAGTTCTTGTGCTTATATTTGGAAGACTATTTATAAAACCATCCAATACTCTAAAAGCTTCATTTGTATCAATTTTTTCTAAGTCTTCTTCATTAAAAGTTAATATAGCCCTTAATATTCTTTGATCACTAAAATCTTTTCTTCCACCAGGTGATAAGTCTGGCTTATTTAAATCACGCTCAAAATCATAGAGCGTTGGATAATGCTGATAAAATTGCTGAGCAGTCCAATTATAATTAGACATATACCATTGCTTAGCTTCTTCATAATCTTCAGCTAATTCTTTTTCTTTTCTTGCCATATCTGCCACTGTTCTATATGGAGGCAAATTGAGTCCCTGTCTTAATTTATTTGTTTCTATAAGACTTGATGGATCTAGCTGGCTTTGTTGCGACTGCGACTGTGGAGTAGTAGTTGTTGAAGGTGAAGTGTAAGCTTTAGCCTTTTCTGCCACGTTACTATCAGTATCTATTACAGTTCCAGACATTTGATCTATACGTCTACCATCAGACATATAATAATATTTTCTTCCTCCATGGTCGTACAGAACAGGATTCCTTGAAGGCTTTCCATTTACATCTACATACTGATTTCCTTGCTGTGCTTGAGCAATTTTTTCAAGTAATTGACTATTTCGTGTAAAATGCAAACTGTTCGATGAATACATAATAGGAATAACCTCAAAATTTTTGAAAATACATTATATTATACTATGGCTATAAAAAATATCCTTACTAATTTATATTCTAAATTAGAATCAAATTCTGACAATACTTTAACTCCAACAGAGCAAATGCTGGCAGAAAGTACAATATGGTTTTTAGAAACAGAATTGGTAGAGTTGAATTATATTATATCCGAAGAGCAAAAAGCGCAAGATGATGATGAAAGAAACCCCCCACTTGTTCCAAGAGAACATTTTGATATAGAAAAAATGAAGAAGTTTGTTTGGCTCATTGAATCTATAATCAATGGTTTAAATTTTTTAAGTTCAAGAACAAATCAATTAATGCAACAAAGATCTAGAAGCTCTATTGCCAAAATTGTTATGACCCCTGAACAAATGTGTGAAGTTCGTGGAACTAGAAAATTAGATATGAGCGCATTCCCACCAATCATGCCTCATGAAATTCAAGATGTAATAGGAAAAGTTCCATTAAAATTTAAACAACAAGCAAGAAAAATACATCAATGGATAGAACAAGAGAATGTTTTTGGATCTCTTGGCCCCGTATTTCCGCCTTTAGGAAAAAACATTCAACAATTGTATGTTATAACTGGAGAATACTCAAGATAAGAGGCAATTATGATTATTATTAAAACATTAACTTTTTCTCATTTTCAAAAAGAAGCAAATTCATTTGGAGACAAGGCCAAGGACCTTATAGAAGAGACCAAGAGGAGTCCAACAAGTCCTTTCTGGGGGCTATTAAGCGCCATTACAGACAGTCCTACCGTAAACCAACTAATGGGTGGAACTTCTACCTTAGCACTCGCAAAAGGCTTGAGAGGTATGGGAGAAGTCCATGGATTAGATACCGCAAATGTCATGGAAAAAGTATCTAAAGAAATGAAGCAAAGTTTTGAACAAGCGACTTCAAATGTTGTTTTGTTCAAACACTTGCCAGAAGAAATACAAAATATGCTTTGCATTTATAAGAGAAGTAGGGGCAGTTTACTTCCAGGTTCGGAACACTTTGATAACATAATGAAAGAAATTAAAAGAATACCTTATGTGTATAATGAACTTCATGATGTTTACGAAGATACTGGAACAGCTTTTGAAACACCGACTCCAAAGGGTAAGAAACTAGACGAAAAACTAGAAAGCATATTTATTACATGGCTTCCAACCGCACTAGCAGGACTTGCTAGTCGTTTTCAAAGAGATAGAGATTACAATACGAAGTGTGTATAAGGAGTGTTAAATGAGAGAAATGCAACCGTCAAATCAAGGAAACATAAGTTCTCAACAAGATCCGATAGTTCTTAAAAGCCTAGAAAATGCAAATCAGGCTATTTCTTTATTAAGTCAATATATAGTAAAAAATGAAGCATTACAAAGTGAAATAATGCGCAATCAAATTCTTATATCTCATATCAAAAGAAGTTTAGATGAATTAAATTATGATATTAAGAAGCATTATTCAGAAGATAAGGTTGTAATGCATAAAATAAACAACATAGTTGACAACTCAGACATTAATAAAATTGCTGAAGCAGTTAAGGACATTCGATTGGCTATGGGTTTAATGAAGATTATAGCAGCCAATATAACTTCTTATAGTGGTGATCCAGAAGTTTGGTACAGATATACTGATGTTGTTAAAAGACTTGAAGACAAGGCTAATGTGCTGCCTTAATCGTCGTTTTTTGCACCAATAAAATCCCAAGTCATTTTGATATTAGAGTATTTTGATAATTCTATCTCGTTAATGAGGTCGTCTATATCTGCCCAAGTTGATCTTCTAGTTCCAAATCTTGTTATTGGATTAAGTTTAGCAAACTCTGGTATTTTTTCATATATATACGCGTCGAAATCCAAATATTGCTCTTCTAGAAATTCTTCTAGAGTAATTCCGTATTGCTGTTTTACATATTGAGACATGTCAATAAGTAGTTGTATATTAAAAATAGAATACATGTTTGCGCTATCCCAAAAGCTTTTCTGAGATAACTTTATTCCGCCAAGCATTTCTTTGTATCGATAGTCTGATACTTGTGCCGTCATTTTATTATTTATAATGTCTTTGCATTCTTCCATTACATAAGCTATTCTTTCTGAAGAAAAAAGAATAGCATGAATAAGATCAATTGTGTATCTATATTCTCCCGGCTTTATCATGACAATATCATAACCTCTTTTCTGTCTCCGATAACTTCTCTTGAATCATTTAGTATATAAGTAAATTTTACCCATACTTTATTCCCCATACTTTTATTTTTTATAAAAGTTCTATTTATAAATCTAATTTTTCTGTCTTTTAATGAGCTAAATATTCCTTGAGCAGGATATGGCTTCATTGATTTGTCAAAATCTTCGAATCTCCAATTGTCTGTATCATTATAAGAATAAGAAGTTATAATTGGTTCTTCATCATCATAGTCTTCATAAACTTCTGCTTTTACTTGAAAATATCCTGTTCCTACATTCTGATCTGGCAGATATGTATCTATCAAAAACATTCCATTTGTTTCAATGTTTGATGGATTTATTTCTTCATAAATTTGAGCATTATTTAAGTTTGCATTTACAAATGCGTTTGTCAGTTTGAAATCTATTTCATTTATAGATCTTAAAAAATTTGGAATAGTTTGAGTAATTTTATCAAAATATGCCACTTCTATATATTTTTTCCATCCTGACAATGCAGGGTCTATTAAAGCTCTAAGAGTAGCGATATTATTTCCAGTTAAAGCAGATCCGTAATTTTTAATTGCCCACAATTTATCATTTAGTCCAGAATATGTTCCTGCTCTACTTATTAATCTGTTTGATGCCACTGCTCTATTATTAATCAGAGCACCTGCTTCGCTCAATTTGTAATGTATCTCTGACCATCCGTCACTTGTAGATATTTTTTCAGGAACTGCCACCGCTCCAGTTACATCTGCAGTCATCATTGGATCTGCAAAATAAGTCATAGGACAGCATAGTATGGGCGATGCATAATACATTGCTTCTAGTATGGTTGCACCTTGAGATATTGATTGAAAGAATGGCTCGGGTCTTATCCAGCATGAAACAGATGATTCTCCAACTAAATCGTATGGATCTGCAGAATAAGGATTTATATCCATAACAGAATCAAATTTACTCATCATTCCTGCAGCAGACACATATCCAGAATTTAGTGCAGCAATAGCTGGACCAAATTCATTGTTAGATCTAAAACTTATAAAAGAGTCTTCATCTGCATTAAAAAAGAAAACTCTGTTTGCTCTATTTGTATTTCTAAAATAGCTTTGAGTTAAATTTTGAAGTCCAGCTGACCAGAAAAAAGAGTCATTGTTTGCAAATCCAAAATCACTTCTCAAATCATCTATTGGCTCTGATGTAGTAAAATATTTAGATATGTACTTAGATATAAATTTTTCTTCAAACTCTTGCAATTCAGCAGCATACACATCATATGAGAAGTCTTCTTTTAAGCTCCATCTATCAAAATACAAAGAACCATCAACGGTTATACCATTTCTGTAAATTGAAAAATCAGATATCTTCTTTCTCATCAGAGTAAAATTTGGCATGTCATGTTGACATGTAGGAAAAACTCCAAAATTATACATTTGAGATGTTTTAGTGTTTTTTCTATAAGCAGGGTTGTATACGGGAGATCCTTCAGAAAGAAACATAGAAGAAACAGCCGAGCAAGACGATATGACTCCATATTCAGATCTATATCCAGATGGAATTCTGTATCCAAGAACGCATCCTTGTACTAATTCGCCAAATCCACCTAATTCTTCGATCTTAGCTCTTAGTGGATTTAAAATCTGATCTTCAAACGCTATCCTATCATTTAAAATGCTCGTAGTAAAAGTATCGACCCCCAACATATTGGAGGTCGGCACTTGTCTCATGTATGCAAATTCTTGAGCCAGATTTACACTGTCTTCATCTCCAGAATTGTATACATAAATGATGTTAGATGACTTTAAACTCATGTAATACCAGAAGATCCAAATCCTCCAGTAGATCTAACAGTATTTGTATCCACAATACCATCTACCATTTGGATATCTTCTCTTCTAGTAATTACAAGCTGAGCGATTCTGTCACCTTTCTTATAAAGAGTTAAAGAATTTACATCTTTTGCTTCTATATTTACGACGGGCCTAAATGCAACCTGTATTGAGCCCCTGTAGCCTTCATCTATAACTCCAACAGAATTTGACAAAAATAGGTCGTACTTTTTTATACTAGATCTTGGGTAAACAAAGCCACAATAGCCTGCTGGAAATTCTACTCTGATTCCAGTATCATAAATAACATTTACAACATAATCTTGTCCTGCAATTGTCCTAATCTCAAATACAGGTTCAGATGATGCCGTAAGATCCCATCCAGAATCATTATGATTTGCTTTCTTTAAATCTCTTGCATCTTGATTGATTTTTTCAAAATTAATATTCATGCTAAAACCTTTCTTATCCACACTTTGACCATCCGCAAGACTTACATATAATGCAACCTTCTTGTCTCACAAGAGCGCATTTTTCTTGAGTCTTACAGCTTCCACAGGTTTCACCAGACACTTCTGTACCATCTGCTATGTACTTCTTCAAAGCACGTGATATGCTTTTTGAGAACCCATGCATTGAGCCCTCTACCTTTTCAAGCTGATGCACAATAAATTGTACATCAGCACCATGTCTTAATGCTGTAGAGATCATTCTTGTTAAGGCTGCTTCTTCTTCAGATAATCTGTCTCCAATTTTCTTTATTGTCATTTTATTACCGTGCTTATCTTGTAGATCAGCTCGGTAGTGACCTCTTGCTTCTTTAGTAAGACTGCCTTCATTAAAGTTCTTTGTAATCAACATGTCTGACTCTTCTTCAGAAATATGATTCATACTAGCAAATACCTCATATGGCTTGCCTTTGAGCAACCCAACAATAACAAAATATGGACTATTCTTTACAGAGCAATGATGAATGTCGCAAGTTAAAGTTTCAGGTCTCTTAGGAGCTTTTGTGATTGTGATCTCATCATTTGTTTCCTTCTTCTTTGTTTCTGCTACAAGTACGCCCGTTCTGCAGCCATCTCTATAGATGGTAATTCCCTTGCATCCACTCTTCCATGCAGTTCTATAGATTTCATCTACTGCTTCTACAGAAACATCATTCGGCAGGTTAAGTGTGCTTGAGATTGCATGATCTAAGTGCTTTTGAGCAACAGACTGAAGATAAACTCTTTTTCTCCAGTCAAGCTCTGGGGCAGTTGATCCCTTCCACGGACTCTTGTTAAGATCCGTTTCTCCCGTAATATCCATCCACATTTTTACCTTAGGAGGATAGATCTTAAATTCCATCCAGTGATCCCCGTTTTGATCAACAAAGTCACTTCTAAAGCCACTATCTCCAGGATTTCCCTTTTTTCTTCTGATATAAGGTTCAACCATAAATTGAGGCTCAATGCCACTAGAAGTCTGTGTTAAGATAGACACGGACCCAGCTGGTGCAGTTGTTAGTAACGCAATATTTCTGCGTCCATACTTTTGCATATCTGCATATAGCTGTGGATCTTCATCCTTTATCCTATTTAAGAATGGATTATTCTTCTCTAGATCTGGATTCCATATTGGGAATGCTCCAATTTCCTTTGCCATATTTACGCTGCTTCTATAAGCAGAAAGCTTTAAATTTTTATAGATTTTCTCTACCATATCTATGCCCTTATCGCTTGTATAAGGCATATTGAGGGCAGCAAGAGTATCTCCAATCGCAGTAGCCCCTGTTCCAGTTCTGCGACCGTTTAGGGCAGCATTTCTGATATTATTCCAAAGTTTTATTTCTCTAGACTTAACTTCTTTATTTTCTGGATCACTCTTAATCTTGTCTAGTATTCTGTCAATACATTCGATTTCAAGATCTACAAGATCATCCATGAGTCTCTGGCAAATTTCTGAATCTTCATTAAACTTTTCAAAATTAAAGCTTGCTTTCTTAGTAAATGGATTTTCAACATATCCAAATGCGTTCAATAACATCAATCTGCAACTATCGAATGCAGACAATGGTATCTCAGAGCACGGATTTGTACTAATAGTCTTAAATCCAAGATCTTCATAGCAATCGGCTGGACTTTCATTAATAATATTATCCCAGAATAACAATCCTGGCTCTGCCATGTGATGTGCGTTTTCAACGATAACACTCCACACCGATCTTGCATTAACTTTCTTAGAAACAGATGGAGAATCTGAATCTACTGGCCATCTCTGCTCATATTCCTCATCTGCATCAACTGCCTTTAAAAACTCGTCTGTGAGCCTAATTGATATATTTGCTCCAGTTACCTTTGTCAGATCCCTCTTTACTTTTGCGAATTCTAGTATGTCAGGATGATGAACGTTAAGAGTAATCATCAACGCTCCACGACGACCAGCCTGACCAACTTCTCTAATTGAATTGGAATAACGCTCAGCAAACGAAACAACTCCTGTGCTAGTTCTTGCGGCATTCTTGGTTGGTGCTCCAGCTGGTCTTAAGTGAGATATATCAATACCCACTCCTCCACGTCGCTTGCTAATCTGTACAAGATTTTCATCCGCTTCCATAATAGAGCCGTATGCATCTAATGGAGAATCAACGACATAACAATTGCTTAATGAAATAAACTGATGCTTGTTTCCAATGCCATACATTGGAGAACCCTGTGCGACAATTTTATTAAAACCTTTTAGTTTTTCATAGATAAAGTCTTCAGTCAGGGGGTTCTTAAACTTTTTCTTTTCAATTCTTGCAAACTCTTTTGCAATTCTTCTATGCATGTCATCTGGATCTTTTTCAACAATTTGTTGATTTTGATTCTGTAAAGCATATTTGTCAACAAACACTTTTGCAGCTAGTTCATCGCCATTAAAATACTTAGAACTAGCCTCGTTTGCTTCCACATAGCTATATACTGATTGTTTGATCTCACTGACAGCATTTATAACACCTGTCTCAGAGACAGTTTGTGCATTTTTATCCATAATGTTCTCCTTTTGATATTTGTCCTAACAATTACAACAAACTACTGATACTTCCTGTGACGTTAATTTTGCCCCAAAAGAAGCTTTTTATAAAAATCAATTCCTTTTGCGTGCATCCTAAATTTGTCGGCAATTACGTCAATCTCTGACGCAGATCCACTTACATTTATAACCTCTTCTGTGCTATATTCTGATAATATCCAATTGAGTCCATGTTGACATAAAGAAATGGTGTGTGGCTTCCAAGTTTTATTTATTCCAAAAAAGTCTGTGTTTATCCCGTCTGTTTTGCAATCCATTCCAATCATAAATATTGGATTACACCCCAATGCATATGCAAACTGTACAGCAAGAGGACCAGAACTACCACGACCATGCAATATAGACGGAGATTCTGCTCTCTTAAAGCCAGATCCTTTTATATCAAAATGATTAAAGCGCTTGAGTGGGTCTCCTTTTGGATGGCAAACTCTTATGCTTTTTGACATTAATAGTTTATTTTTTTCAGTCATCCATAATTCTTTGTCTTGCCAAAAAAGTATAGTAGGATCAAACTTAAAAAATGCTCTATTAATTCCAATGGTAAAAAAATTCCTTATAGAATTTATATTTATCTTGTTTAGTGATGGACTATTTCCAACAACAAAACATGGATGACCAGAAAGTCTTCCTGCCCATTTAGAGATTAAATTATTGTTCATTATTTTTTATCTTAATAAAGTGTTTCCAAGAATCTGGTATCACAATATTTTCAGGCAAGTAATCAATGAGTCCCCATACTGGCTTAGAAGGATTACACATTGGTTTGTGATTTATTTCTTCTGGTGTTCTTGCGCCTTTTTTGTTATTAAAATTAAAACTAGTTACAACGCAATTGTCCCATTCCGTCTTTCCACCTCTTGATCTTGGCAATAAGTGATCTATTGTTGCATTATGTCTTTCTAATGGCTGTCCAGTATACTGGCATCGTAGTCCGTCTCTTTTAAGCAAGTTTTTTCTATTACAAGACGGATGTCTATAAAAAACTCGCTCAAAAAACTTGGCTACGATAACTTCTGGCGCTGGCAAATAACCTCTAGTAGTCAGTATTCCTCCAGTATCTTCATCTGTTGCCATTTCCATCCAAGACTTTCCATCTACTAGCTGATAATCTGGCATTGTAATCATCAATGCTCTTTCGTTAAGCATTTTTGATATGCCGTGGTAAGCAGAACAAAAACTTACAGGCTTCCAGTGTTTGTTCAAAACTAAGCAAATTCTAGAATCCATGTTTACCTCACAATTAATTCATCCTGTTCTTTAAAAATTTCCTTTAACTTTTTTATTGCAGCTTCATGAACTGATGAGCTTCTACTTTCTTTAATCTGCAATATTTGAGCTGCTTCTTTTAAAGATCTACCTTCGTAATACACAAGATATATAAATCTTGTTTCAATATCATTCAGTCCTGGAGCTATCTTGTTTGCAAAAAATTCTTTTCTTTCTAATTCTTCTATTTCACTAGGTCTTTTATCTACGTGCATGCTTGAAAAATCATCATCTTCATCTTCGAAAGGAAGTTTGTTTATAGAATATGACATTTTAATAATGCTATCGTCTATAATCTTCTGCTTTTCTGTTATAGAGCTTCCAGCAACTACTTCCATCATTTCTTCGTTTGTAGGAGTTCTTCCATGTTCTGCCATAAACTTCTCCCTCAGCTTCTCTACTTTAGAGTGCCGCTGACGAGTTAGACGTGGAACCCAGTCTAATTTGCGCATTTCGTCATACATTGATCCGAATATTCTATACGTAGCAAAAGTTTCAAACTGTATGTCCTTATAAGGATCAAATTTGTCAATAGCATCTAGTAGGCCTATGCTTCCAAAGCCCTGCAAATCGTCTCTGTCTGTTTCTGGATATTTATGATGTAAAAGATCTGCCAGCTTAATTACAATAGGATAATTTAGCTCTGCTAATTTAGCTCTAACTTTTTTGTATGGCTCACTGTTTTGAAAATCTTTTACAGAACTTCTAAGCTCATCCAGTTGCTTCCACAATTCTGGATCTTGCTTAATTTTATTTTTTTTAGATCTTGTGTGTTTAAGTTTCTTCATTGACGATTTATCCCTTTCTTGTGTCTAGTGTGTTTAGAAAATCAATTAAGTAAAATGATATTCCTGCTGCAGCAAATCCACTAATCGGCCATGTAAACGACTTAGAAATAGTAAAGTATAGAATGAGTTCACATATTAACGCTGTCCAAAAAGACATGCACACAGTGCACTCAAATACTTTAGACCAAGACTCTCCAAGTAAGAATCTCACTAGTCCCTGAGCGATTGTTTTTATTTTTTTAATTGGAAAGTCATCGCCCTTTTCTACAATAAGAGTAGCCATTCCAATACCACCAATGGTGGAAAGAGTAAAATGTTCTATCATACTTAATATATATCCAGCAAGTATCTGTAACTGTCCAAATAGTTCACAATAGGGTCAAAACCTTTAATTGTTTTTAAGTTTACTATTTGTAAATAAATAAGTTCTTCATCTAGAATGAACTCATGACGTATTTTTAACGTATAGAGTTTTTGACTAATACCGTAGCCGTTTGAATCAAGGCCACCGTAAAAAATAACTTCCCTTTTTTGTTTTATGCTTGGGAAGATTGTTTCGAAAATTTTGATACGACCTTGTCCCATTTAGACCCTTTACGGTTTGTCTTGGAAACAGTGCTTAAGCACATCTTGATCGTTTCTTTTTCAACACTTAAGAACATGGCTATTAGAGAAATAAAATATCCACGATTTTCTTTTTTAAGCAACTTTCCGTCTTGGTCGATATTCCAGGCCTGTATCTCGTCCCATATTCTTGCAGCATCTCCAGATATAGACTTTTTGGGATTAAGCCACGCAGCGTTGATTTGATCAACTATTTTTTCTGCATCTTGCAAAAGGTCCATTTTGTTATCTGGGTTTGAATTAAACATAATTACCTCCACAGTATATTATGCTTAATTGATAAAAAATCCTACTCTTTACTAAAAACATGGATTTTTTCAGTAAAACTATCTTTTCTTCTTTTGCTCCAAGATTCTGGAAAAACAGGTTCACAACCTATCGATAGCATGTCTTTCAATACTTCTATTTCTTCGTTTGTAAATTTGATAGAGTCTAGCTGCGAAGACTTCCAAATACTCATAATGTTTGGAGCAATTTCATTTATAATTTCAAATATAGCATCTGCAAAAACTCTTATTTCATACTGAGCGTGATGGTCCATTCGGAGTCTTAAAAATTTAAGTAAATTATGCAAATTCATAACCCAATACATTTCAGTATAAACATTAACTGGAATTACCATTCTTGCAAGCTCTCTAGAAAGACCTTGTGATAAAAGCTCTTTATAAAGCTTATAGCTTTTCTCAGAATGATCTAATATCTGATGAGATATTTGGTCTGCATTTGGAACAACTTCTTCTGAAGAGCTTTGCTTATTTGTAGCACTTTGAGTTGTTAGACGAGAAGGCTCCGGTATGTAAAAAACGTCTTCCATCACTGAATATCTTGCAGAGTATTCATTAACGCTGGCTGTTCTGTGCCTTATCCATTGTCTAGCGACAAAAATAGGCATTTTAATATGAAATTTAAGGGTTACTCCTTCAAATGGACTAGTATGATCATTTTCTAATAAGTATTTTACTAATCCAATATCTTCTCTAAATGATTTTGTTCCACTCCCGTAACTTACTCTTGCCATTTGAACAATAGCGGTTTCAAATGAATTTTCTTCATTTGTTAATGGCATAGTATCAACAAGACGAACCAAGCCATGATCTAAAACTTTTCTTTCATACTTATTAGTCGATGAATCCATAACGCCTCCAAAAGGTTACATAGTACGTATTGGGTAAATATCCATATGGAACCTAAAAATGATATTAAAACAAAACAAATTGTCAGGGATGCTCTTGGGAGAGTTATCTCTAGAGACCAGGACAGAGTTTATTTCGTCTCTTTTGATGGGGATGCCAACAACGTTAGTAAGTTTTTTAAGAATGCAGAAGATCAAATTAAAAAAACTGGCTTTATTAAACTATACAAAGAAAATCCACGGTCTAAAAATATAGTTAAAGTTCGTATAAAACCGCAGGCAAAAATAGCTTGCATATCAATACCAAAGCATTTTTCTTTACTAAAACAAGTTCTTACATCTAATCCTGATGATAATTTAGTAAATCATGAGTGGAAGACAATTTTGTATTTGGGTTTTTCTGGCGTATTTAATCCGTCTGAAAATTTTATTAGAATCAACGACCTTAATAATATATCCTTTGTTGGTGCAGAATTAAACGTATGAGTGGACTTTTAGGAAAAACTCCATCTGAGTCTTACGGTGATCTTCTCGTTGTAGGCGATACGTACAAGGGTTTGTCTGAGAAAATGGAGTTTATCACAGACGGCCTAGGCAACAATACTCCAATTGCTTGTTCTAAGCACAGTATAGACATCAATTGTGGCGGAGGGGTGGTAACATCATACAGATTTAATTCCATGTGCTATAAGTTTGATCTTATTCGTAGTTCATGGACAGATTATCACACAGTATATGTTGGACAACCTCCAGAAGTTGTTTTAATGACCTATTATTCAGATCCTTATGTTTCAGAATCTTATAATGTTTCAGTTAGCTTACTTGCACCTATGGCTTCTGAAATGGTTAACTCTTTACCCGTATATGCTGAGACAAGAATTTTATACACAAATGGTGGCGTAGACGCAAGTGTTGTTTTTTCATCCCCAAATGGTTATCCCATTTATGGTCTTACTTCTTATAGTAAGCCTACCGGCTCAAGCGTGGATATACTAAAAATACAATTTTACAGTAATAATTTTGGATCAGACGGTGCTTTTTTTATATCATTAGAAAGTGAAGACTTTTTTAAATCTGGCGGAGAAAGTCCTTTAACAAGACCAAAAGAACTTTGCATAAATTCTGTTAATCTTTACGAAGATTACGTGAGAACTGGGAAAGTAGAAAAAACTGCTGTTCCTCTTGCTAAGTCTGCTCCAGGTGGATCATACAGAGACTTACTCTACCTAAACAATAGTGGTAATGGAATACCAGAAAATACAAGTCCTATTCGAGATGGTGCTGGGAATATATCTTTAATTAGTCTTTCGGAAAGTGTTGTAGAAATTGACACTTCTGGAGGAACAATTAAAGACCCCATAATCGGTTCTTCTGCAATCTCTACTTTTGAGTTAAATATAAACGATTCCATAAGTACATATACTGTCTCAGAAAACATAAAAGATCATATTGTTTTAAAATATGATTCCTCAACTTCTGACATAAAAGATTTTTACATTCATATTGATGTATCTAATGTTCCATATATTAATCCGTCAAATTCTTCCGAATCAAATATGTTCAAGTGTACATTAAGTGCCATATATGACACTTTCACAAACTTCAATATACATGTAAAGTTTTTCAATTCTAATAATGAATCTGAATATTTTACTACAATAATACCTGCAGGTTCTTCTTATTTTATGACAGTAAAAAAATATATTGTTATTTTTTCTTCCACTATAGAAGAAGTAATTTCTTATTAAAAATATGCCTAATTTAACAAACAAAAAAATGTCAGAGATACATAAAACCGTGCTAAATATAGCAGGTTCGAATAATGGCATTACATCTCAAGTCAATCACATTTGCGATGGAGCTGGCTACAATACTGGACTTTCAATATCTAATGAAAAAGTAAACATCAATTCAAGAAGAGGTTTTATAAATAATTTTATACATAATGGATGCTCTTCATCTTCAATCAAAAAAGATTTATCTTTTCCAAACAGCATAAGCAGCAGTCTTATCAATCCAGCAGACTGGCAGTTTACAATTGACTTAGATTACTACAGTGGTGGAAGAGTGCATTTAATAAGAGATAATTACACTTTTAAAATAGCCGTAAACAGTAGTTACTTTAATCAAAATCTAGATGGCACCCCGAAGCTTGTTGGATACTGGCTAAGAAGGTATGGCGGAGTTAAATATTATATGGTTAACGGAAGCACAGTTAGCCCTACTACAAATTTTGACAATACTCTTTATTCTTTATCTCCCGATCCAAATACTGTTTCAGATACTGGTCGTTTAGTGTTCAATAGTGGACTAATTACTACGAAACAAAATACATTTGAAGGTATGAGGCACCCATGGTCTTCTTTAGCTTTTACTCTTATTCTTTCATGCGATGAAGGGCTTGATATAGTTGTAGACAATACAATAAGAAAAATTAGAGAGTTTGAAGGTTCAAACAGTGGTTATTCATCTGTTGCTTCTATTATGCCTACAGATATTAGCAACTACCTAATGTATCTGACGAACTTTGATCGTTTTGTGGTAACTAGTACCCCAACAGTATATGAGTTTAAGACATTTAATCCAATATTGTATGGTATAGGAGGAGAAGGTGGGTATCCAGGACATCCACTTAATGATACGGGCGATCCATGTGTTTTTTGTGGAAAAGAAATACTTCCAAATGTAGATTTAAGACTTTTAAATCTTATTCAGTTTCCTTACTTTTTTGTCACTAAACTTACTTCTTAAAGTTTGACAAAAAAGAAGCTATCTTTTTACATTCAGACTCTTTAATTCCTAATATGTCTACAAGTTTTCCAGACATATAGTTTTGCCTGTCTTTAGATTTATAGTTTTCAGAAACAAGTTTCATTACTTCTTTTGTTTGATCATTTGACATGGAAACTTCAAATGATTCAAAAATTGCTTTCTTCAAAGATGCAGATTTTGTCATTCTTGCCTGTCCAATACTGTCTGCAATATTTTGCAGTGATCTCAAGTACCAGTTTTGTGCTTCATCTTCATTTGACATATTCTGCCTCCAGGATTACGTTATCTAAGTCTCTCCAATTTATCTTTTCCCAAATTTTATCTATATAATCCTTTTTTCTATTTCTAAAATCAACATAATAACTATGCTCCCATAAATCTAAACCCATTAGCACTTTGCATGGCTCATAGTTTAATGGAGTATCCTGGTTGGTTGTATTTTTGATTTTTAATCCATGCTTGTTTATTATTAGCCAGCACCATCCTGATCCAAAATAATTTTGAGATGACTCTTTAAACTTGCCCTCAAAATTTTTAAAATCTCCAAAATCTCTAGCTATAAGTTTACTGAGCAATTTTCCTGGCTTTGTTGGACCCTCATTGAATAAATTAAAATACACTATGTGATTATAATGTCCACCTCCAAAGTTTTTAACTTTTTGAGCCAAGTCTTCATCAATTTCATCAAGCGTCTTTTTGCTTATTAGTTCATCTAAAGACAATTCTGTTAAAAAGTCATTTCCACTAATTGTTTCATTTAATTTTTCCACATACGACTTATGATGCTTGTTGTGATGCAATTTCATTGTTTCTTGAGATATGGCTGGCTCAAGAAAATCATAATCATATTTTAGTTTTGGTAAACTAAACGGATACTTTTCCATAATTATAGACCTGGTGGAGGGCCTGAAGGGGCTCCACCTACAGGCTGACCTGGAGGCTTAGATCCTAGATTAATTCCCATCACAGCTCTAATAAAAGGGGGATCTTGATCTGGAGCGTCTGGATCAACAGTCTCTGCAATATCTAATTGGCCGGGACTTAATATAGACCCATTTGCCATAATAGCCATAATAGCAGATGTTTCAATATCATGACCAGAATCTATTGCATTTTTAAAGTGCTTATTTAATTTTTTAAGCAACTTCTTATCATCTTTTTTAATATCATTTATATTTTCAGCATCTACTCCAGATACTGTGCCGACTCTTTGCTCAGATGGTCCAGCTGGTCCAGCACCTCCTGGTGGAGGCGGAAGACCTCCTGCTGGTGGCGGTGGTGGTGGCGGTGGGGGCGGCGGTGGAGCTCCCTTTGCTTGAGATATCTTGTACCAGTTATTCATGTTGCCTCTTTATATGATTTTACAAATACCATCTCTATATATTTAATCATTACTGCAATATACCTTGCAGTAAAAAAGTCAATAGCTGCGTCTCCAAATATAGAGTGAACTATATTTTTATTAAGTTTATTATCTTTTGTAATTATGCTTTGCTTATATGAATTTATCAATGTCATGCACGAAGACAGGGCATCTTTTAGCTCGCTAATATCGTTTTTTGTAAAGTTTGTTACAGAAAGTCTTTTAGTCTCTCTTCTTAATTGAAGAACTCCTAATATGTTTTTAACAGCTTCTAGCATTTTTTCCATAGCATTTAATTTAATACTATTTACATTTATTTCTATGGCATATTTTTCACTAATCCACATTCCCTCGTGCTGAAAACCCTTAGGATCTCCTGGAAGCAGATCCTTAAAGCTCTCTTCTGTGATAGGAGCAGTGATTGGCTTAAAAATAGGATGTCTCTCTGTATCCGGTAAAGTTTGACGCTCATTCACGCTTTCAGACCTGTCTTTTGTGTAATCAGTACGTACCATTCGCTTTCTTTGAGCTTCTGCCTCTATTACCTGAACTATTTGAAGTGCAACACTGAGTATGTCTTTTACATTATGCCTTATTTTTCCAGATGGATCTGGCAGAATATCATTAAGAGCTCCAGAGTTTATATTTGTCTTAAACTCTTCCGGCTTGCCAATATATCTCATCACAAGAGCGTTAATCGCATCTTGCTCTGTCTTAATAAATTTTGAACCTTTTTTCTTTATTTCTTGATCAATAATAGAAGAAATGCTTTTAAAAACTTCAGGAGAGCCCTTGCTTACTATTGACTCGCTTTGATTTTTGTAGTATGATACAATTCCTTTTAAACGCTCTATTCTTGCTTCTAGTATATCTTCGCACTTTTTCAGCATAGGTATTGCTGGCATAAGGTTTGATACATCTCCTCTTTCATAGTTTGCTAGCCTTTCGTTTCTTGCCCAAGAATCTGTATCTCTAAGCAAAAATTGAGTTTCTCTATTTAGCTTCGTTAATATCTGCAAATTTTTAGATTTTAATCCAGAAAGTCCTTCGCTTATAGACTTTATAGCTTCTGGAGATCTAGCATAAACTAATTGCCCATTTTCCAAATTAATGTAATCATATCCAATGTGAATCCCGCCATCTTTATGTTGACGTATAATTAATATTGGTATATTTTTACCCGCCTCATCAATTATATTAATTGTATTATTTTTTGCTTTGGAAGATTTAAGCAACCAATAATATGGCACTTGATTAAATGTAAAGCCTGGGAATTTTAATTTTGCGTCTTCTACTATTTTTGCCAAAGCATTTTTCATCTCATCACTTGCATTCATTTGCTCTAAAGACTTATACATCATAACAGTAGCATAACTCTTACTGTCTCCTTTAAGTAATGGAGTAAGCAAGTTAGGATCTTGACTTCTTAAAAATTCTTCAGATATGCTCTTCTTTAACATAAATTATGTAAGCCTTAGACCTTCGGCAGGGTTAAATTGCATGTTCTGCATATTTTCTTTTACTCCGCTAATCATATTCAGTATAGATGCTGAGCATGAATTTAGTTCTAATGCTTCTCTGTAAAGCTGACATACATACATGGGATCATTGCTGAATTGCCCTGCTTTCATCTTTTGTTGTATTTCTGTCAATTTTGCCTTAAATTTATTAATGTCTTTTATCTCTCCATCTGGAGGACATGGTGGAGACTGTGTGTCGTTTGCGCAATACGCATTTAATTGCGTAGCCTGCTGCTGAATTGATGCTATTATGGGTTTTAATATTTGATCTGATTGCTGCTGCACTTCTTGACTCATCTGTTGTAGTTGACCTTGAAGCTGCTGAGGATCCTGAGACGGCTGTTCGCCAGAACCACTCATCCACTCAATGACTGCAGGTGCTGCGCTTAATGCAAGAGGTATAGCATATGGCAATAAGGCGGCAATAGGAAGTGCGACCTTCATATTGGCTTGGTCATCTTTTGATTTAATCCATCCCTGAGACTTTCCTATTTTTACCCATTCTTGTTTAGTCATTTTTACTTTAGCATGCAACAGTTTTAATTCTGGAGCGATAAGCTCAATATTACTTACTCCAGTTTCTTGTGGAGTTTTAGGCATTTTTCTCCAACCAGATCTTGGCATCTTGTACAGATCAGCTCCTCTTCTGGACCTTACTGGTGGGTCAATAGTCGTAACTGGTCTAGGAATTATTTCTTCTCCTGTTGGCCCAGTGGTGAACCCCACAATATGTAATCTTTCTGTGAATCTTTCCATGTTCTCTGTAGGCATAATAATGAAGCCCATACGTCCTTTGCCTGCTTGAGCTTCCCATACTCCCACTGGAACTCCATTTCTTTCAGCCAACTCTCTTGCGTCTTCTAGAACCTCCACTGGGATATTGATATTAGACATGAACTTCTACCTTTCCATTTAAAACACTAAATTTTTGATTACTATTCTTTACCTTAAACATACTATTGCTTACTACAAAAACATTTGGTCCTGCAGACTCTATTAACGAAGGCTGCTCCACGCTTCTTTGTATAAATTTATTTATTTCGTCTTGGGCTCTTTCTTCAGAACTCAAGTACATCTCATCAACATAATGCCAGCCATCTTCTTCTTTTTCAAAATGCACAATAGATGGGTGTACGTTTGCCTGCTTTTTAAAAAAATTAGATTCAATTTTAATCATACTTCCTTACCTATCCACGCTGTTGCGCTAGTCCTTCCATCCACATTTAAAGACACAAAATATTCTTTAGATATACTATTTTTTATTATTTCTCCCATTTTTGCCTTTGTCTTTTTATCAAAAATAATCATGCGGTCTTTTCCGATTGGACGCCAACACCAATTAATTTTGTTTTCTAGCTCAAAGCCCCCATCATTTTTTAAATTTACAATAATGAACTGCTTAGCATGTATTTTATTTATAAGTTTAATTTTTATATTTTTATCAAATATTTCTTCTTTTTTACTTACGTGGTTTATTTGTTGAGATTTTTTGGATGTATTATTAAAAACCTTACTGCTCACATTGTCGCTATTATCAGCTGGGATCCAGCCTTTGGGAAACCACATGTTTTGATTAAATTTTTTAAACCAAGGGTATGGGTAATAAACTTTTCCATTTTTATTTAAAAATCCACCCCACCAATGAAAAGTAGAATTTGATATAATACAATATTTTGCTTCTGACAATATTGGTAAGCAAAGTGGATATTCTATATAATCATTTACAAAAAATAATCTATCATCATATTTTTTAAATATTTTTTTATAATGCTGAGTGTCTTCTTGGGGGACAACACTTACAGCAATTTTTAAGTTTTTTGGTAATATCTCTATTATTTTACTATAATAGCTAAAAGATAATCTTTCATCTATATTGTTATAATATGTTTTAAAATCTCCACCCCTTATATTTAAACTTATATAATTATTGTCTTTAATTTTAAATTGATTTATAATTTTATTGCAATTATTAAATGTATCTTTTTGATAACGCAAAACATTTCTTATATATGTTTTTGAATTTTCGAGGTTATACTGAAAGTTGAAACCTCTGTAGATATGCAGTCCCTTACAATCTTCTTTGGCATAAACGATTTTTAAATTGATATCAGGGTCAAAAATTGAAAGAAAATCGTCTGATACTTCTCTAATTTTTTTTCTCTTGTGATCATAGCCACATTTTTTTGATTCTAATAAGTATAGCTGATTGGCTTTATTATTTTCTTTTATGTTAGATAATGCTAAAGATAGTCCAAACAAAAAATTGCCAACACCCCAATTTGATTCTACTGCAACAGACATGCTATTTATTTAACCTAATAGATTTTAATATATTCTTTATTTTTTCGACTCTTTCAAGTCCACCTTTTGCCTTGTTTCCTGCCTTGTCATTATCATACCTGCCAATCCCTGAAGTGGTAGGCAAAGAAGCAAACTCAGCAGCCAAGTCATTCACAGCCGCTTCTATGTTGTCGCTTCTGCCTTCTATATAATCCATTAAGTTTTTACGTTTATACATCAAGTGCATAAAAAGCTTTTCTTGAACATCTGGAATGAAAAAATCGTTGACACTTACACCTACTTTTGGATTTTTAACTGCTTCTGCAAGAGTTGAAGGAATCATCTGATATTTTCCCACTGCAAAAAGCTCACGCTTACCATCTGACATCTTTGTGTTTTGCTTTGCCATTATTTGAGCGATTGTCAGCTTGGTAATATCTATTGCAGGTTTCTTTGTATCTCCAGCCATACCCCTATTGTAGGCATAATAGTTGCCTTCTCCTGAAGCTATTTCTGCTTTAAGTAAATTCAGGCCATCGTTTTCTGATATCGAAGGCTTTTTGCTATCTATCTGTTCTTCTTTCTTCTCTACTACTGAAGGTAATTTTAAAACCTGACCAGGCTTAATCTTATTCGGGTCTTGCATGTTATTTAGTTTTTGAATTTCTGGCCAACGATTAATATCCTTTAACATTTTCTGAGCTATGAGGGACAAGCTGTCTCCTTCAACAACCGTGTAAGTGGCGTTATCTTGTACTTGTTGTGACATTTTATACCAGGTCATGTGTGTATCTCTTTCGTAATATATACTTATATCTAAATACAATTTAGGTATCAAAAAACCTATGAACAAAGAACGTATAAGCATATTTCATCCTCAAGGACTTGGCGATGCGATTATCTGCAACGGCTTTTGTAGATATTACGCCAACAATGACAGTACTGAAAAAGTTTATGTATATGTAAGGAAAAGATATATTGATATCGTCAGATGGATGTACCGAGATAATTTAAAAATTGTTCCTATACCTGTATCTGTGCCGCATTCAGAAGCATACAGTTATTGCAGTAATATTGCTAAAACTTTACGTTCAAAAGTTATTTTCGTCGGGAATACTCCGGTCAACAAATACAATGATATACATAAAAAATATAAAAAGTTTGATGAAATCATATATGAGTTAGGAAAAGTTCCCTATGATCATAGATTTAAAAGCTTTTACATACAAAGAGAATTAGATATAGAAAAACAAGTCGCAGAAAAGCTTGGAGCTTTTGGCTCATACGCATTTGTACACGATGATCCAGAAAAAGGCTTTATATTAAATCCAAAGACTTCAATAAAACAGATAAGAAACGATAAGTCGATAAATCCTTTTCATCTTTGCTCTATCCTGGAAAATGCAGAAGAGATCCATTTAATGGAAAGTAGCATAAAAAATCTTTGCGAACAACTTATGTTAAAATCTAAAAAACTTTTTAGATACGATAAGGTGAGGCAGCAAAGCGGATATACTGGATGGAAGATATCTAAGGAGAGATACACATGGCAGAGAATATTTTAAAAATTCCCGTGTCTACTGGAGAGCTTTTTGATAAAATTTCCATCCTAAAAATAAAGTGCAAAAAGTTTACAGACCCTTCAAAGCTAGCAAATGTAAATAAAGAACTTGAAGATCTTATGTCTGTAGCATCTTCTCATTTTGATACAAAGACTGTAGAGCATTGTATTACATCAATGACGACAGTGAATGAAACTTTGTGGGACATAGAAGAAAATATAAGAAAAAAAGAATTCGACAAATCATTTGATGAAGAATTTGTAGCACTTGCAAGAAGCGTATACTTCTATAATACTGAACGTTCTGAAAAGAAAAAACTTATTAGCAGTATGCTTGGCAGCAGCATAATAGAAGAAAAAGACTACTCCACAGGATGGAAGTAGCCTTTTCTTTTAAATGTGAATACGCTTTACTCAACTGGTTCAGGTTGAGGACTTTGCCCAGTTTGTTGGCCTTGTGATGCCTGTCCAGCTTGCTGATTAGCTTGAGATTGCCCCTGTTGCTGTCCAGCCTGCTGTCCTTGCTGTTGTTGCTTTCTTGCAAGTTCAGCTGCAGCAATCTGAGCGTTTCCTTTTCCAGCAGAAGCATTCTCTGCTTCTGCCCTATCAATTGATGCTTTTGCTTGTTCTTTAAAGTTCTTAATTGCTTCATCAACCTGAGGAGACATCCCAGCTATACTTGCAAAAGTAACTTCTGATTGCTGTAAAATTTGTTTAATTTGATTTATCTTTTCTTGAGGTATGCCATAACCAAAAAGTCTTTCTTTCCAGTCGCCCGACTTGTATTTGTCGTAAAGCCAGTTGCCCGCCATCCCAGCTACACCGCCCAAAAGACCAGTGACAAGTGGAGCAAGAGCTTCTTTTTGCAATCTGCTTTCGCCAGTGGAGGTCTTTAAATAACCCCTTTTAACCCCAGCATTTTGCCAAGCTTCTTTTGTAAGTTTAAACTTTTTATTACTCATAATTATTATTACCTTATTTTATGATTGTCTTTGCTGCTGCATACCTTGCATTGTTTGTTGAACAACTTGCTGTGCAAGCGGAGATTGCTGATTCATTTTATTAATAGCTGCTAATACTGTTGCGTTCAATCTTTCTATTGCATCATCTATGGCATTTGTAGCCCCTTTTGCGCCTTGCAAAGATCTCAGCTGAGCGCTTGCAACAAGTGCAGAATTAACCTTTTGAGGATTAGTAAGGAATTCTTGATTAATAACCTGATTGTTTATAGCTTTATCCCTCAAGTATTGATATCCTTTTGCTCCTAATGCTGCACCTCCAGCACCCATCAAAAGGCCTCCCACTCCTAGTCCGCCCATGAGCTGAGGGCCCCATCCAAGACCTTGAACCCCCATTCGGCCTACGTTTGCTACACCAGAGCCCGCTGCTTGCATTCCTCTCCCTAAAGTGCCTAAATTTTGGGTAGTTTGAGAAAACTGTCCTGGAATATTTTTTACTCCCTGCACTGCAGATCTGGCTTTACCAGCTACATCTTGCCCAAAACCAGCTAATTGAGATATAGGTTTGCCTGTTCTTGGATCTAGTCTTTGCACAAATCCTGTCCCTGTTCCATCTGCTGGAGTTGCTTTTCCTCTTAGCGCAGTCCACATTTTTTGACCATTTGGAGTTTTCATTAATTCTTTTTTAAAGAGAACTTGTTCCCTTGGACTCATGCTCTGCAGCCTTTGTTGATTGACAGTTACTGCATCATTAAATCTATTTAGATTCATGCTTCTGTTTACTCCAGCGGCCATTTGCTGAGGAGTCATTCTTATCATTCTGCCTGTTCTCGGATCTCTATATGTCAAATTTGCTGCTGGAGCTGATGGTTTTGCAACGGCTGCTTGTGCAGCAGCTTCTGGAGCTAGTTCGTAAGTTGGCGTTCCCTCAGGAGGAGGGGCTATTGCATTTTGACCTACTGCGGCCTGAGCTGCCTGCTGTCTTCTTGCAGCATTTTGTGCCTGCATTCTTTGAAAAGCGGCTTGCTGTGCTGGAGTTCTGGGCCTTCTTCCTTGTGCAGCAGCGCCTGCAGCAGCCATCTGTTGAGCTTGCGTATAGTCGTCAAGATAAGCTATTTTTGTTAGTAACTGATCTTTTACTCTCTCATCATTTGCTAGTTTAGAAGCGTAGGATCTTATATCTTCAATCTCACTAGAAGTTAGCCATCCATTAATTACGCCTTGAGCAATCCATTCTTGGTCGTTTAATACTACTGTCTTTTTTCCAGTCAGTGAACTTGTTTTTATAAAAGCCATTTGTTAAACTCCGAGGTAAGAACAAAAAAAATAAGTATTAATTTATACTACGCTAACAAGGAGATCCCTCTTGAGACTTTTTGACATAATAAAATCTTCCCAAACTCAATCGTCTGGAAGAAACATCATTACATTTGCTAAAGACTTGTTAAATAAACCAGAGGCAGAACTTCTCAATCTTGGCCTTACAAGTAGATCTATTCAAAGACTAAAAGACATATCTAATACTCCAATAAATAGACTTAGGGCGTCTGACATGACTATATTTTTTGCTTTACCAGAATCAGTAAAGCCAGCAGATCTACAACAGCTTATGTCTCATGCCATAGCTATTAGCTCAGGACAAGAAGTAAGTGAATTTATTGAGAGTACAGCTCCACCTGCTCAGGTAGCTACTCCAGCATCTGCTCAAGCAGTTGAGGAAACACTTTCTCAAGCTGCTCCAAGAGGCTTGCGTGGAAAAAAGAAAATTAAAAATAAAATTGTTCCAAAATCAAAAAAGTTTAAAACTTTTGAATTTTTAAATAAAAATGATAATAAAAACTGGAAAGAACTTTTTGTAGTTCCAAAAATATCTACAGATAACAGTGACTTGCTTTTAATCTTTACAGAAGTTGGCTTAGTTTCTACAACCAGAGATAGATTTCAAGAGCCTAAAAATGTTATAGAAACAATTACTGCAGAACAATATATCCATCTTTTACGAGAATTAGAAGAAAACGGCTGGGATACTTCAATAGCAGATCAAGCTAAAGGTCACTTATTAAACATACAACAACATTCTGATATTAAAAACTTTGCAGAAGTCGATGCAAAATCTATATTTGATGAAACAAATGGCAATTGGATGTATAGGATTAGTGTTCCAAACATAGTAAACGTGCCGTATCAAAGACAACTTGAAATATTAGAGTGCATCACGTTTGCGTTCACTGGCATGACGGATGACCAGAAATATCCCAAAGATATAACAGATGAATTTGGAAAGTCCTTGCCACGCAAAAGATTATGCAGAATACATAAAGACACAGATATTAATGCTACTGCTAAAGGCTGGTACGTGAGAGGAGACCCCAGTGACTTTCAAAGATTCATTACCATCTGCAGCACTAGAGGGATTAAAGTTAGTAAGTTAACAGATCTTGTTTTTAGCGATTTCCAAAACAAAAGATTTTATGATCCCAGAAAAAAGCAATTTGTAGATCCAAAAACAGCAAAGTTTGAAGGCATCATAGATGGAGACGGTTATCATTCTGAAGTCGAATTTGAACAAGCTGTAAAAACAATTGCCAATTCAGGATTGCAGAAAAAAGCACTTAACAGAGATGCTGGAGCTGATGTATCAAAAGTGCAAGTGTACCCAAAACAAATAGAGGGTATTAAATTTTTATATTCAAGAACACACGCAATACTTGGAGATGAAACTGGTGTTGGAAAGACACTGCAAGCTATAGTCGCTAGTCATTTGCGCTTAAAAACAGATACTCGCAAAATGGGTAAAGACATGAAAGCAGTCGTGCTAACTAAGTCTGTTGTAGTTCCTCAATTTAAGAAAGAGATTCAATTATACACCGGACTACCGGCAGATCAGATATGGACTGGAGACGAACTTTTTGATTATCTCATGCAGTTTGATCATCCAACAAAAATATTTGATGAAGGTAAAAACCCTAAAATTCCAGTTCCAAATTGGAAATGGTGCATACTAAACTATGAAAAATTTGCCATAGCACCAAGACCTCAAATTATAAGAAACTTAATAGCAAGAAAGCAAAATATTGCATCAGCATATCAGATGATCATGAATAGATCTCTTGATTACGCTCAAAGAATAGCATCTGACATGTTTGCATCTATTCAAAATATGATAAATGCGACAAATCTAGGTTTAGACAAAAATAAAGCAATTAAAGACGCAGTATATGCATATTTAAATACTAATATCTCTATTAATTCTAAATATCCAAGCCTATTTATGAACGGAAGAGATTCATCTTGGTTCAAAGAAAAGGAAATAGACAAAGATGCAGAAAATTTGGCGAGATCTACTGCAGTAGAAGTTTTAAAAATTGTTTTTGAAAAACCAGAGGGTATTTTAAGTGCTGCAGATATAACAGAAAAAGTCCGTTATATGATTAGCAATGCAATTTCTGAAAGACTACTGTCTTATGACAAGTTTATCAAAAGACAAGAAGAAAGATTGCAAAAAACTGGAGAGCTGGAAGATATTCTATATAGACTTCAAGATCCAAGCATTTCTCCAGATGAAAGATCAGAATTAGAGGGAGAAAAAGCCCTACTAGAAAAAACAAAAGGCACAAGATCTGGAGCCCTTAATTGGGGAGAAGACGGAAAGAGAAATATTCTCACAGCTTACTTTAATGCACTTTCTAAGCTTGGAGTTTTAGATGTGGTCATATTAGACGAAGTTCATACTGTAAAAAATGGAGATCCCGATGACAAGGCTGAAACGCTAGATGATGAACACGAGGCCAATTTTACTACATTTAATACACAAATAGTTACAAATGGAGCAAATAATGTCTGGGGTGCATCAGCAACTATTGTTGCAAATAAAGAGCAGGATCTTTACAATCAACTAAGAGCAATAAATAGCCCTCTTGGAGATTTAGATTATGGATCTTTTGTGCTACAGCTGGCATCCGCAGTCTCTGGAGGTGCCACTTCTACAGGGACTGCGATACGCGATGCAATTGTTCAATCGAAAATATACATGCAAAGGTCAAAATATGACATTATTGAAGACATGAGGGCATCTGATCCCTCTAGACCTTCATTGCCTAAACAAATAGTAAAAAATATTCAAAGCAATGACGCTGAAGCTTTAACATCATTTATAGATATTCGAAATACTGAACTCGAAGCTGCCAGAATGCGTGGAACACTTGATGGCAGAAATGGAGCTTTAGTTGCATATGGAATAGTGAGAAGATCTCTTGCTCAAGCCAAAGCTCCACTTACTGCTAGCGCCATGATTCAATACCTGCGTCAAGGGAAAAGAGTTGGAGTATTTACGGACTGCATAGAAGCTGGTCAAATAATAAAGAACAATGTAGAAAAAGCTTTACGAGACTTTCCAGACGAATCTTCTTTTAAAAATAAACATGTATATTTCCTATATGGCGGGGACGATGCAGAAAATAGAATGTTGCATGTAGATGAGTTTATGAAAGATTATGATCAATCTGCATACGCTGGCATGATTATTTCTTTTAACGCTGGAGGCACAGGTCTTAGCTTAGAGAACACCGCTGATGTAGTTATATTTAATGATCTTCCGCAAACTCCAGTTTCTGACACTCAAGCAAAAGGAAGATTTTATAGAATTAATAGTCTGCGCGACAACTACACGTATTACATGATTCTTAAAAATGACGAAGACGAGAAGCTTTACGACATTTTGATGGATAAGCTAATAATAGCAGAAGAAATTTCAAAATTAAGACACATGGAAAATCAGTATGTGCTGCAAGGGCATTCAAGATCAGAAATCCGCATCAAGATACTTAATGAAATTAGAGAGAAAGAATTGAGACTCAAAGCACTTGATGAAGAACAAAAAAGAACAGAAAATAATATTGGCAGAAAGCTTCTTGGAGGCGGTCTAAGTCCTCGCAGGAAAAGAGCCTCGTCCATCAATGGGTGGTATAACTTTATAAAAAACACATAATTTTATAAAAACCGTTTCTTTAGGAGATAGCAGGATAAATGCATTTTAAAACAAAATAATATATGGATACTGAAAATTGATGAATTTATCAATTTCAGAAAGAATTGAGGTACAATATGATTTCACCAGAACTAATTAGCATGATTGGTGGCGGAGCAACCGGATTCTTGTTCCGCTTTATGGCACAAAAAAGTCAAGATCAAAAAGAAATGTTTGAACGCCTCATGACGGCGAACAAACAAACAACTGAAAATCAAGATAAGGCGGTACAAAGAGTCTCAATTGACGCTGGTAGAGCTGTTCGTCAAGTCATCGTTCTAACAGTGCTCTTTGGAGCTTTTGCAGCTCCATTTATTTTACCATTCTTTGGCGTCCCCACATTTGTTGAAGTAGACGTAAAAAATCCAGAAGGCTTGTTTGGACTAATACCTGCGACTGGTAAAAAAGCTTTCGTAGAAATTAATGGATTTTTCTGGACATCAGAAAACAGAGAAGTTCTGTTGAGTATAGTTGGCTTTTACTTCGGATCTGCAGCAGCTAATAATAAATCATAAGGAGTTCTAAATGAAATACATATATCTACTAATTTTAGTCATCATTTTAACTGCTTGTGATACGGTTCCAGTTATTGTTCCCGATAACACTAGCGATAATGTAGTCATGATGCAACTCAAAGATGAAATAGCTCAAACTGGCGCTTCAAAGCCATCTTATGGATGGACGCTGTGGTATTTTCCCGTTGTAATTATCGCTTTCATGTGGGCATATAGAGAATTTGTGCGTAAGCCAATGATATGCGATGATGGATTGGTCAAAGACGAAAAGGACAGAGATGGCGACGGAGTTGTTGATAAGCCAACAAATAATTCGTGATGACTTGGTCTAATTCTTTCAGGTCTTATTGTTTTAATTTAAGAGTCGGCTCAATACCATCTGGTTGTTGGGCCGATTTTAATAAAGTAAAAAGAGATTATTTTTACATTAAGCAGATGCGTTATTTTGAAACTGCTGATGACTTGCTAGGCTATGACTCCATGCCTCCAGACCCTTATGTTGCAGATTATCCAATAGATTGTGATGAAAGCTAATTAAAATTTTCTGGTTCTACTTTTGTTATTTCAGCATCTATTTTATTATTGATTATCTGAAAAGCGATCACATCTCCAAAAGTATCTTCTGGGTTTAATGTGGCTCTTTTTGCAGCTGCGTTATATTCTCTTTCTGTAAACAATAGTTTAATTACACATCCGTTATCGTCTAATGCTGGTATATAGATGTAATTTTCAGCCTGTCTGCCTCTTTTGTTTTTATTTTTTCTCTTTTTCATTTTTTCCCAATCTTTCTTTGTGTTTTTCAAAATACTGATCTATATATTTTGCCATTTCTACATCAAGATTTGTTATTTTTTCCAATTCATGATCACTCAATTCTATTCTGACTGTATCATATTTTATTTCTACTGATGGATGATGATTGCACAATTGTGCTAGTTTAGAAATAAAATAAAAAAAACTAGAGCTAGAGCCCCAGTCCTTTGTGCGATAAGTTTTGAACATCTTATTGCTTTTTCGAGTCCATCCGCTCATGCTTCTTTACCTTTAATTGTGAGTTTTATAATTCTGTTAAAATCTTTTGCGTCTTCTTTGTATCCTTGAGCAGTTTCATCTTTTTCATCATCCGTCCATTGCCAGTTCCAAAACAAATCATCTGGAGTTTTAAATCCATAAAATTTCATGACTTGCTTTTGCAGATCGATTACATTACTTCCATTAAAATTATGTCCAGTAAATATGCAACCTGCATCTATATTTGCAACAACATTATTTTCACCTAAAGTTGAATGTCTATTTTCTATCCAAGACAGTCTTTCAATAATTTTTTGATATATGCTATTTGCTTGCCCCCATCTGATTGATCCAAAGAATACTACAGCATCGCATTCAAAGAGTGGTTTCGTTATTTTCCATAACTCATCATTGGGGTTATTAATGGAGGCCCAGCATCTGTGATATCCAGATGGATCTTTTTCTTTATCTTTTAGTAAAGCATCTTTTGCTCCGCAGGTATTTCCATCCATCCTGGATATGTTTGCCTCACAGATATCAATCTTTAATTTTGCTGCATCTACTACTGTAACTTTTTCATCTAATTTAGAAGCCATTGTAAGAGCTATTTGAGTTGATTTAGGAATATCAATAGGCGCTTTTTTCATTTGAAACCTATTGGAAGTTGTAACAAAAAGTATGTTTTTCTTCTGCTGCAAGTATGATACAGTTTTGTCAAATTGACTAACAAAATCTCCATTAGATTTAGTTAATAACTGTGCTAATGAAAATATTTGCTTGTCTTTATTCATTACTTTTTCTTACCCTTACGCCAACCGCCACCACGCTGCTTATACCACTTTGATGCAAAAAGATTTGCATACGCAGACGGATAAACTTTAAACTTAGCTTTTGCTGCAGCCTTTGCTCTAGCCCACAATGATGGATTTGTAGGCTTATTCTTTGATGACGTGGATTTCTTCTTTTTTGCTGCAGTTTTTAATTCATCCATCATTGGTCGATCCATAAGTAGGTAAGCCTCTTCTGGATGCCCGCCTATTTCCAAATCAACCTTGTGTTTAGCTGCTTCTTTTGCTATGGCGTCTAGCAAATCTTCTCTATTTATTTCGTGTCCAGTTGCACTTTCAATAACATCCATAATTACATGAATTTGTCCAAGGTATACTGACATTTTATTCTCATCATCTTCTTCTGGAACATTATTTTCTTTTCTTTCAATATGAGATTTTACCAATCTCTCTATTGCCAATTCCAGTGGAATTGGTTCGTGTCTGCGCTTGGCAAGCTTTAGTACATCCGACCATGGCTCGCATGATGCTTCAACCACAATCTCAGATGACTGCCAATTTATATTATATTTTTCAGACAAAGACTCTGCCTTTATGAAGGCATCGTTTAATGACGATGCTATAACAGATAACACCTTGTCATTTTCTCCATCCTTGCAAATAACATCATAAATACTTAATTCTTCAATATTAGTGCTTGCTTTTTTATTTTCAGATCTACCAAATCCGTCAGAAGGAGTGCCCTCTAAATACATATCAGTATATGGGCAGTAATACTTACCCTCCTTGGGATCATAGTAGTAGACTCCGTGGTGAAGCTTAGTCTTAAAAGGTCCCTCTAGCCCTTTACGTGTACCAAACTCACGACCGCCAGCGTCAGTTACAACATCATCTTTCTTTTTCTTTTTTTCATCTTTACTTGCAGTTTTAACCAGAGACTGCTTACATTTGCTTTCAGAAACCAATTTGTTCCAGTTTATTAAAGACGGTATATGCTTGCTCATAAAAATCTCCTAAAGAACTACGTTTATTACATACAAATTAATCAAAAACCTCAAGGTAATTTTAAAAAGTAAATTGTAATAGTATTGAAATGACATACTTACTTGCGCGCTCCCCAAAAGGTTGAGCGCAAGTTCCCAGAGCCCCCACCCTCTCCCCGGAGGGTGGGATTTTTAATTAAGGGTCTTTTTAGATTCAGTCAGCTGTCTAAAATAACTTGCTACTTCTAAAAGATCATCGTGGGCAGTTGTGATGTGCTCTAAAACCCAAGGTTCTACCGAAACATGATCTATATTTGCATCTAAAACTTTTGTCAAAAGAAGTATTTGTTTAATTTTTTCTTTTGTCATGCCATCTGCTTGCTCAGAGGCAAGTTTGAATATTGGTTTTTTCATTTCTTTTTTCCTTGCTTTTTCTTTACCTGCATAACGCAACTTTCATATTTTTTCTTGTTTTCTCTACCAACAGTAGACGTACACACGGCCCAAGGGTTTGGGTCATATTCTTTTTTCTTTTTTGCTTCTTTATACCAGCTATTATTTTTACTACTTGTTTTTTGAGCTTCAGATTTTGGAGGCAGTGGTTTTCTTTCCTCTAAGCGCCTACTTGTGTCAAAAGGTTCAAATCTTGCTTTCATTCTTTCAAGAGCTTCTGGTGGGACTCCGTGTATGTTTTTTGTTGATTCACCTGTTGGGGAAACAGTCCCTTCAACATGCACAAATGTTACGTAATAACCTCTTTCTTGAGCAGCTTTTACATATGGCGACATTTCCCAGTGTTGAGTGTTGGTATTTGCCAATGCTATTTTTGTCTCACCACGATCCATTGCTTCTATAACTTTGTTTTTTGTTGATTCATGAGCTTTTCCCAGAAGAGATGGATTAAAGCTCATATTTTCACCATATAGTCCAGGATAATCATCTGCTGCATAAACGTTTCCAGGAGCTAAAGCTTCTGCGACAGCACTTTTTCCGCTTCCCGGTAAACCTCTCATGATGTATAGTGTCTTTGAATTGTTCATAAAATACCTTTTGGTATGATTTATTTAACACAAACAGCATTTATACCTTTTAAGTATTTTAATTTGATACTATTTGATTTTTTAATTTAAAAATCTTGTCAACTCACCCCTCAGGAGGGATATAGATGGGGTGGCGCAGGAACTTTTCCTGTTTTGCCGAAAAGAATAGTTCACACCTTTTGAAAAAGGAGACTTTATGAAGGAAGCGATAATTGGAATCGTCGGAGCATCAGTACTTAGCATGTCTGCCATGGCACAGACAGCTCAGCCTGCTGTTGCGACAAACGACAGTGGATTTGCATCTTTCTTCAAGCTAAACGACTTTAGCTTTGATGAAAAGATCAATTTCTACAACCTGGATACTGGGAATGTCACCCAGTTTGTTCAGCAGCTTAATTGGCAGACCCCGATTAAGGACCTTACCACCCACTTGACACTGCCAGTGTACACTGATGGCGTCACTGGTGCAGGCATGCTTGATTTGGGCGCTGATTGGACATTTGTTCACAAGCCATTGAGCTTTATGGACAAGGCTGACTTTTCAGTAGACGTTAAGCTTCCAACCAGCTCTGCTGGCTACGGCGGCAACAGTGTTAACGTTGTGCTCGGATTAGCAACAGAGGGAACTACCTTTGTTGACAAGCTGTCTTGGGGTGCTGGCATGAACTGGGAATTTAACACCAATGGTGACTATATTCCAGTTTTTGGAGGATTTACTACTCAGGACATTATGAATGTTAATGCAGATCTGGCCTATCAGCTTGTTGATAAGCTTGATCTTGCAGTTAATTATAATTTCTGGTATCTTGATAGTGGTGAAAGTTTGAGCACAATCGGTCCTGCTCTTAATTGGGATGTTTGCCCCAATGCGAACCTCAACTTCGGAGTTGATGTTCCATTCGCTCAGTACAGCGGCTCACCGCTTGATCTTATTGTTCGTTTTGGTGGTTCAGTCAAGTTCTAATTGAAAGGAGAACAAATTATGGATTCATCTAATGAGTGTTCAAAGTGCCCAATTATGGGCGGTTTCTGCTGGAAGAGCCCAGTTCACTGGGTCCTTTTCCTTGCCGTTCTTCCATTTACCGTTAAGGGCGTAGGTCTTATCGGCGCATGGATTGGCAAGCTAGTCACAACTGTAGCAGGCAGCTAATTTTAGTTATATATAATAAAGATAAAGAGCAGGTTTCGGCCTGCTCTTTATCTTTTACTTATTTTTCTTTTTTCTACCAGCGCAATGTGCTTTTTGACTAAAACCTTTTGGCCGAGAACAGTTAATCGATTTTTTGTACTTTTCTGACCATTTAGCGGTTTTTATGTTAATCATAATATTCTTTATTTAGCTCCACGAGACTTCATGTAATCAGATTGCTGTTGATTAATAAGATTAACGTAATCTTGCGGCTTTGCCTGCCCAGCCTTTATTTTCTCCAACATTGCTATTCTGTCGTTAAAAATGCCCATGGTGTGGACTTGAGATGATGGCAAGGGCTTTTCTCCCTTAGAGATTCTATCAACTCTTTTCTTCAAGTCTTGTATATTAAAATCTACGGTTGCTGGATCCGAAAGCATTTTTACTTGTTCTTCATCAGACGGAGAAAGTGCTGACATTACAGCACCCATAGGTGATTTTTCCATTCCCTGTCCAATCATACTTTTCGCCAATTCGTCTGGAGTATTTCCGGTTGGACTTATAGCTCCACCTGTGGCCTTTGAGACTGCATTACCCACAGCGCTCACTGGCAGGCTAGACATTTGCTGCTGAGCTTTTGCTGGATCTGTAGATAATGGCTGCCCAGTAACTGCTTTCATAGCCTTGCTCGCGTCTTCTTGTTTTTTTCTAGAAGCTGCATCTGCTACTTCCTTATACTGCTCTGCAGTTGGTGCTTGAGCAAGCTTTTCTATGCTCCATCCACTTTCTTTTAAAGTCCAAGCAAATTTTATCATATAATTTTCTCCAATAATAAAGGTAATATTTTTATGTAAAATATTAAAAACGTCCTTCTATTTTATTAAACCTTTACGTAATCATTTGCTTTTGCTATATCTTCTGAAAGCGTTTTGAACCAATTGCCACGACGATACAAACTTCCCTCAGCCCCACTAACTTCGCATATCGAATGAGACAACTCTTCAGTCATATCTACAACACCGTTAGTCCAGTAATCCCCACCACTTATATACATTCTTAAACTACCAAACTTCTCTTTAATTTGTTCCACATGTGCAGGAACATAAGCTAGATCGTTCTTTTTTTGTTGATTATGTTTATGCAAAAGCTTAGCAGCTGTTTTTATGATATTTGCCCATCCATCATCACAAGCCATCTCAAATGCTACATCAGTGTTTTCTGGCTCTTCGTCAAAGAATATAGACCAAGCTTCTAGTATAATCTTCTTTTCAATATCTTTATTCATTTTTTAATTCTCCTTACGAGATAGACACTCAAGAAGCCATTTTTCTTTTGTAATGAAAACAGGCTCATGGTTTAAAGAATCCCATTTTATCCAGCCGCCAATTCTTTCAGAGGCCTCAAGTATAAGTTTTGACTGTACGTTGCCTACAGCTGGCGGATCACTGTGAACAGCATCCCATACCGTAAACTCTAAGTTTACCATCCATGTTGCTGACCAATACTCTTCAGATATTGAATAAAAAGAGTTTTTAAACCAATCTAAAACTTCTTCATCTGTAAATTGGTCAAAAAAATTACACTTTTTCATTCTACTTCTACCAATACTGCAGGCTGGCTTGGCTCATCTCCATATTGCCCTGGAGTAATTTTAACAATTTGTCTATCTTCTTTATATGGTGGATCCATAAAAAATTTACTTCCAACTTGTAAAAACGGGCCACCAGAGAAGTCTACAAATTCATACTCATTTTTTGTATCATCAGCATAACCGCACCTAACAAAATGAGAATCTCCATATACAAGATACTCTTTGTTAGAAATTCTCTTAATGTATCGTATTTCGCCGTATCTACTTTTTATCACGGCGTTTTGGTTTATTGGTATTCTTTTTAGCCTCATTATTATTTTTCGTCATAACGATATCGTCATCTTGAAGATTGAAGAGTTCATCATGAATTTCACCAATGTAATAGTCAAATAAGTTCTCAGCCACAGAACGCACTAACATATCGTTTACGGACATCTCTCCATGCTCTTTTGTATATATTTTTATGCCTTCTTTAGCTGCTTTTTCAAATGCCAATACACCCATTTCTCTATTAAATAATCCTTTTTTAAGCTTTATGGACAAGTTGTGTATAAGCGGGTTTATTAATTTTTTATATAATTTATTATAATGAACAATATGTGCTGTTAATTCATACACATTAGGAGCATGTTTAAGATGAGATACTTTGACCCAGCCAGCATGGATACCTATGTTTATCCAGTCATGCTTTGATATATTAATGCCATTATATTTAAACATACTAATACTTACCAATACTAAGCTTTGTTACCTACAAAAAACCCTCATTACTGAGGGCTTTCTATCTTGCGCTTTGCCTCGCAACCTTCCATGTTTCTAATCCGATCATGCTTTTTCTTCATTACTTTAGCTTTCCATGATCGTCTTGTCATCCCCAAATCGCTATAATTATTTCTAGAATTTTTACCCATATTTATCTCCTTTTATTACAAAAGCTAATCATGTTATCGATTAATCTACCATTTCATCTAATTCAATATCATAATTAAATTTCTGTATTAAAAGTCTTTGCAGTATGGATTTAAAAGGTTCTTCTAATTCTCCAGCATCATTTGTATATTTTCTTCCATTTAATTTCATAAACTCTGCAATATGCTCTTTAATTTTCTGTGCTTTTCCAAAATTACTATCATCTCCAATTGAAACATTGTCGTCTTTTTCCACGTGTTTTATAACATCTAAAAATGTTTTTAGCTCATGAGCGAATATGTCTGGGTCTCTAAATTCAGGACCCTGAGCTTCTTCCATGTATCTTTTTTGTATTAGTCTTTGCAATTCTTGTTGATTGATTTCGCCCCTGTTAAGCCTTTCAATCAAATCACTTATATTAACATGACTGAAATCTGCTGAAGACTTTCTCATATCATGCCCTATTTTCTGTATTGTCCATCCTGCTTGAGTGTATTTCCATGCAAACTTAATCATTTTTTCTCCTTAAATGTAACAGGTATAATTACTATAAAAATATACGCTATCCTATCTAGCTGCTCCGCACTTAGTGTGCTTATACCAGTTTATGCTTGCAAATTTTGGACTAGATTGTGTCAAATCTAAATGCCAATATGTGGCATTTTTATATTGCACTTTTTTCATACCATATCTCATTGCTTTTTCATCATATAATTTTTTGTACAACTCCATTGTTGAAGCTTTTGCATACTGTCTCCAGGTAATATACAAGTATGAAGCAGAAGCAACAAACAGGTGTTTTATGCCAAGCCGACTGCAGTACATAAATATCTCATTGTAAAAAGTGTCTAGCCAATCAGCAAATCTATTTTCAACTTTAGATTTAAATTCTGAAAGATGTGGTCTATTTAAGTGAGCATTGGAAGTTGCCATAAAATTGGCAACATCATTTATTTGTTTTTGCATTGCTTGCATTTTGTGTTCTATAGCCAATAATTTACTCTTATCGTTTATGAATGGATCAACTCTTTCGGCTTTTTGTTGTTCTATCTTTTCAATAGCTTTGCTAATTTGCTGAACAAAATTCTGATCATTTGCGTTAGCTATTTTTTGCTTTAATTCTTTTATTTTCAATTCATAGTATTGATCAGGAGTTAATCTAATTAAGTTTTTACTTATTTTGTCATGCTCTTCTTTTAACTTAGCAAGCTCTTGAGATAAAGACTCTAGACTTTTTAATGGATCTTTCATTCTTGGAGTATTCTGCATAATATCACTTTGTATCTCATTGATGTACATTATTTTATTATATAGATCTACAGTACCGCCAATCCATCCAATAAAATCGTAATGACTTTCTTGGCTTAACGCCCCTTCTTCATTTGATACCCATTCTTGTTTTGGAATGCTATATCCATGAAAATTAAGTCCAGTTTGTCTATCAAACACTGTTTCCATTTTTACTGGGTCTGATGCGCTCTTTTTAGGATAAATTGCAATATGGAATGACTGATAAGGAACTTCACTTGGCATTGGCACATCTTTGCGCTCAAATGCTCCTCCTCCAGGATATCTTGCGTCAAGTCTCAATTGAGATATATGCTCAAATGGCTTCTGAATAATTCCCTCTTGTTTTGCTTTTTCTGATTCAGCATTTTCAAATGAGCGCAAACTTATTGAAGGATCAGACAATATCTTCTTTTGTTCTTCTACATGCTTTGCGATTTCTTCACGCTTGGATCTTTCTTCTGCTCTTCTTGCTTCTTCTTCTCTTTTTAGTTGCTCTTGTTGTTCACGCATCACCTTTTGTTGCTCTTCATATTCTCTCATTGCTTCTATGAGATCTGCATAATTTGGATTTTCTTCCGTTATAGACTTCTTCATTTTTTCAGCGTCTTTTGCTGGCATGTCTGATATGATTCTCTCAATTTGTTGCAGATTTGAGCCTATCTGTTCATTAGTCATTTGTGCAACAAGATTACGTTCTTCAGAAAAAATGGAAAGCAAATTTGGATCTGAAGCAACAGTCCATTTAATTACTTCTATTTGCTTTTTTATTTCTTGTACGTATTCATCTACTCCAATAACATGATGTTCTCTAGCCATGTCTTCAAGATCTTTTGCAATACCCTCCCAATCATTTATTCCAAAATTTACAAACGGATTACTTAGGTTAACATTTACTTGACCACTCTCCTCATCCCATTCAAGCCAGTCGTGACTTTTCATTCTTTCTGTAAATGTTTTTCTTCGGTAGTGACGAACATTAGGATCTTCTTCCTCTGGAGGTAGCTCTTTTTCAGCCCATCTTCTGTCTGCGTAATCAAAGTCTGATGCAGCGCTTTCAGCTTGATTTTGTGCTTCTTCTTCTGCAAAACGATTTTTGTTGTTCTCAAACCATTTATTTTTTACGTCATCTTCAAAAAAACTTTGTATCTCTTCATCTAGATCTGTTTTATGATAAGGCATTTTTTCTATATTGCTTACATAAAAAGTTGCAACATTTTTATATGCGTCTCTAGCTATTGAAAGAGCTTCATCTTCACTAAATGTTTTATCATTTGAAAAACCGCCCTGCATAGCACTCAAGGCCGACCTTTGAACTATCATTTCATTCATATTATAATTGTATCTATCAAGCCAATTTTTTAATGTAGCGGATGAGTTCTCAGATATAACCTTTCCAATTAAATTATCTGCGGCGTCTCTTGCAGTCCAGCTCATTGCCTTCAACCCGCTAATAGAATCAATCATACCTATCCAATAGTTGGACGTATCTGTTTCTCCAGATCCTAATGCTGCAGCTATTTCCTGTAAAGTAACTGCTTCTTTTGATTTATTCTCCGCTCTTGAACTTGTAGGATAACTGAACAAATTTGCAATAAAGCTATCTTCATCAAATTTTTCCATCACAAACTTAAGGATATCATCTTCATCTATCTCGCTTATATTTTCCCAAAATGTATCATCATTAAATAAGCCTTCATAAGATTCATACAAATAATCAGAATCTACAAACTGAGATATAGCCTCATAATCCGGCTCTGGATCTAATTTAGCGTTCTCTAGCTCATATTGCATATGACTAAAAGCATTTAACAAAAACTGAAGCTTATACTTCTTTCCGCCCAATTTTTCAGAGTTTTTCTTCATAGCTTCGTATTCAGGACCCATGTCAAATAGGTATTGTTGACCTGGAGTGTGACTGAACTGTAGCAGTCTGATTATGTTGGTAGGGCTGCACTTAAGAGTATGAGATTGAGCGAATTTATACCATTGCATTTTTAACCTTCTTGTACCAATTTACTTTTGCGTACTTTGGCATATTCTTTGTCAAATCCAGGTGCCACCATTTTCCCAATTTAGTCTGCACAAATTCTCCCTTAAATTCTTGAGCTCTTTTGTCGTATATCTTCTTGTACACTTCTACAGCACCAGCGTCTGCCAATGCTCCCCATCTATCCTTCAAGCCTTCAGACGTTATAATGTAAATATTTTTTATACCAAACCTAGCACTGTATGAAAAAATTTCATTATAAAATACATCTATCCATTCAGAAAATTTATTTTCAATTTTTGATCTTACATCATGTAGATTTGGTTTTTTCTTCCAATGGTTTCTTGAATCTGTTTCAAAAGCTAATAATTTGTTGTATTGGTCTTCAATTTCTTTTTTATGTTTTTCTAATTCTTCTATTTTTTGTCTTATTTTTTTCCATGGATCTTCTTTTGCTTCTTTTTGTTTTTGTAATTTTTCAATAGCAATATCCATTTGTTTTTTAAATTGTTCGTTTTGCGCTTTGTCTCTTTTTTCTTCTAGTTCTTTTATTTTTTTATCATAAAAAGCATCAATGCCCATCGCTGATTGAGAGTTTAAATTTTCTTTTTCTTTTTTTATTTCATTTTCAACCTGAAGGTAATCTTCATTTATTTTTTTCTTTGCTTTTATTGGATCTTTCATGAAGTTTGAAAATTGCATTACATCACTTTGCAGCTCAACAATGTACATATTCTTGTTAATATTGTCTACATACCCTCCCACCCATCCAAGTCCATAGTTGTGATGTCCTTCTCTGCTTATAGTAAACATAGAATTATGATGAAAATTTAAACCCTGTGGTGAAAGTGCTTCACCAACTAATGGATTTTCATTCATTTCTTTTTTTGGAAATATTACTATTTGGAAACTAGCGGGCTGTAAAATTCTTGTTGAAAGTCTAGGAAAATATTTTTGCGCATTTTCATAGTTCTGAGTTAGAGAGCTAAAGGCTCCTTGACCTGGAAAAATACCAAATCTTATACTAGCTGAGTGCTCAAATGGAGAATCTAGTATTTTTTGTTCTTTTGATTTTTTAAGCTCTTCTTCTCCAAATTGCCTATTAGGATCAACATTTAATAAAGAGCGGACATTTTTTTCAGTATCTTCTGCATTTGGGTCATAATCTAAATGCTCATCTGGATTTTCTAGTACTTTATTAAGTGTGTCAATTTCTGTTTTTATTATTTTTAATATAGTATTTTTTACAGAATTTACATAATTAGGATCATTGAATAAAGATGGATTTGCACCAAGTGCTAATGTTATAAAAGAAGGCAACGTAGCTGCACCACTTATTATTTGACGTTCATAGTCTGCTGATTCAATTTCTTTTTGTGCATCTTTTAGTAAATCGCGCTCTAATTCTACAGGACTCTTGCTGACACCCCAAATGCCATTATAATATCTATAGGCGGTAACTGCAGCATGTAAGTTTCCAGCATAATACAGATTATTATTTTCTGCTATTTTTTTACTTTGTCTTAATTCTAATCTTTGTGTGCTTTCATTTTTTTCATGATATTTTTTAAATATTGCAGCAAGATCAGGGTTGCTATTTATTATATTGTCAATAGTTTTTAATTTTGTACTTATGATTGAAAACAGATCTTGTCCAGATATATTCCTATTTGTTCTTTTACCTTGCATGTCCAATCCACTTGCGTCAAAAGCAGCCCACATATCGCTTATCATGCGACTCCATTCTTCAACGGTCATTTTTGCAAAGGGACCACCACGCCTCATGGCGACAAAAGTATCATAATCAGCAACTCTTTCAAATAGGCCTCTTGCAACATGGTGAACGGCGTCTGTCCCTTGATGACTATCTGTTGGTAAATACCGTTTTTCCATAACTTCAAATATGGCTTTTGAATATCTCTGTTTTAAATTTTCGTTTACTCTTATATAGTGGAAAAAACTTACCGCAGCAGTTTTGATGTCATCAAGCATGCCAAAATACACACCTGATTGCAAATTTTTTATAAATTGAGAAATAAATTCAATTCCAGCATAACTTAGTATGCATAGTAGCAAATATTCATCTGCATTTTTTGCAACAGAAGTATCCAATAGCAGTGTATTGGCCGTATTGACATCTTTGTGCTTAGCATCATCAATTAACTGAAGTATTCTAGATCTGTTATAACGAATATAATTTGGATAGTTAAGTAGGGCAAATTTTTCTATAAAATTTTCTTTAGAAATTTCTTGGGCTTTTATTCGATTATTGTTGCCCGCTTGCCGTAAGTCATCTTCCATTGATTCAAACATTTTTAGCAAGAATCCCAGTGCTACTCTATTGTTTTGATTCCATTTTAAGTTATATATTAGTTGCGTTATGTATTCATTTCTAGCACGACCTGTCTCAGATGCCATGGGAGAACAGTTAAAGTATGAACCACAAAGCATATTCCGCAATGACGTGTCATCTGACCTAAAAATTAAGTTAATGTTTTCGTAGCTTAATGGTATCTGATTAGGCACTAAGCCTAATCGGTTGGACTCTTCTATTTTTTCTCTTACTAAACGGTCGCCTCTTTCAATATCTTCTTTTTTAATTCTCTCTTCTTCTGATGTGACATTTTGCTCACGCTCCATAAGATTGCGAAGCTCTTGTTCATTATATGAAGCATCTGCGCCTTCAGTTTTTTTACCAAACCTATCGCGAAGCTTTCTAAACCAATTAAGTTGTGCAGTTTTTTCCGTATCCATAATATTAAAAATAAGTATAAAATATTTACTATTATTATCTATATTATCTTTCTGTTAAAAAATCACAAAAGGATTTTACTGTACCAATGTGTATTTTTACTATTGAAATATTTATATAATTCTCTTTAAGTATCGGGGGGTACACATGGGGATAAAAAAGCCAGATATCGTTACAGCAGACGTTAGTCCAATTCATAATCAGAGCACTTCTGGGGGGTGCTCCACTTGTGCTAGAATATGTGAAGAAGCTAAGGCCAAGGTTAAAAGCTTGGAGAAGAAAGTGTACATCATGACAATAGTGTGCACTTCTGCCATTACGCTACTTGGAGAGAAGGGCATTCAATCCTTGATAACAGCACTTAACGGTGTAAATTCAGCTATGTCCGCAGCTGCTGAAACAGGGTCAGGCGAACCTGGACAAAAAGATGGCAATAAAAATTCATCAGATAGCAAGCAATCTAATAACAATTTTTTAAATCCACGATATCAAAGGCCTTGGCAGCCTCCTGTTAAGCTGGAAAATAAAGAACAGACTCGTGGGTATCGACCAACAGACGAACTTGCTCGTTTCTCAAAAGAAAATAAAATTGGTGGAGATAAACCTGTTGAAGAACCCATATCTGTGATTGTAGATCAACAGAAGACGACTCAAGAAATAATAAAAGCTGCAATGTCAAATGATACTTCCTTGATTGCTGGATTAGCTAATCAAAGCCCAGTTGCATTTGCAGACCCTTATGCGGTGTTTTTTACTCCAAGCCTGCTGCCATTTGATGTATACAGCACAACTCTTGCTCTGGGCAACAATTATGGATTTGGAGAATACTACGGGATAGATACTGGGTCTTCATATGTAGTTCCATCTGTGCCATCTCCTGGAACCGTTACTTTACTATTTTTTAGTCAATTTACAAACACAAGAAAGAGATCATAATGTTTAAGATTTTTTTTGCATCATCTGTATTATTAATTTCGTCTTATGTCCAAGCAGGGTTGACGAATGGTGGTTTTGAAAGTTTTCCAGTCGTAGGTTATGGTTTTTATTCTGGAAGCGGAGACCCCACAACGGGCTGGGCAACAACAGCCCCGGACAATACACTTGAAATTTGGTCCGATGGATTTTTAGGAGTTCCAGCATATGAGGGCAGCTATTTTGCAGAATTGAATGCGAACTACGCTTCAACCCTATATCAGGAAGTTAATGGTCTTGGTGATTTTAACAGCATTAACTGGCATTTTGCTCATCGTGGAAGAGATGGAGTTGACACCATGCGCCTTACAATCACAGATCTAGGTGCAGATCAAGTTTACGGTAACGGAGATGATGTCACCATATTCCAGCAAGAATACTCTGCTGGAAATACTGCGTGGGTATTCAATTCAGGGACAATTATCTCAATAGGCAACAAGACGCGTTTTGCCTTTGAAGCTGTAAGCGCAGTTGGAGGCACAACTCAAGGAAACTTAATAGACGATTGTGATTTCGGACTTGATGTTGTTATTCCATCTCCAGGAATGCTATCTCTGATTTTGATAGCTGGACTATGCGGAGTAAGCGGACGTAAGCGCAAGTCGTAACTGCATTTAATACAAAAATAAAAAAACAGGAGCATAATAACTCCTGTTTTTATTTTTGTTAACTTTTATGGAGCAGAAATAGCATTAATTTGAGACATATAAGTTGAATGTTGAGTTTGATTAATAAAGCCATTGTCTAGTGCGCTTTGAATGATTATTCGAGCCCAATCTGCATGAAATGCAGCATTTTGCACATCACCTATAGCGGCTGAATTGTCAGCATTTTCAATCACACTTTCTATTCTACCTATAATTTTTGGAGCCACTGCTGCAATAGATGCAGATGTTCTAACCCATTGTCCGTTTAGTTTTTCAAATCCTATTTTTTCTCTTATAGACATATTTTACCTCACTATAAAGCCATTTGAATTTATGCGTTTTGTCCCTGTTGGATCTTCTATGAATGTTGGTATTTTATTATCTATTTCAACAGAGCTTTCGGAATTGTATAAGTAATCACTTAGATCTATATCCTGTCCATTATAAAATGCGTTTAAAGAATTAGTAAAATTATTAAATTCTACAGAATTTATCATGTCGTATCTAACTGCAACATTTAAATTTTTCTTCAATGCAATGCCAAGCATTTTTGCTTCATATGGCACACTTTCTTCAGAAGCAGCAAGATCGTTGAGCTCTTTCATTGCTGCGTTCGCATATTTCTTAAAGTCTGTAGATAACTTTTCTTTTTTTTCTGGATTTGCCCTAAGCTGCTTAGCAAGATCTGCGTCATAAGCAAGAAGCATGAGCTTCATCCTTTTTGCGTCATCACCAGTACCATAAAGTTCAGAGTAATTCATTTTCTTGCTACATTCATGTAAAATTGAGCCATTCCACGTACAGAGGCATCTTCCGATTTCATTGCCTTGTCTGCACATGCTTGAGACGGTCCATCAAAACCATTTCTCTTGCAATATTCAGTGAATCTGCCTTCATGATGAACTGCTTCTTGAATCCATTTCTTCTTTTTAGCTTCCTTCATCCATCCTGTTTGTTCACCAATTTTTTCCCATTCAGATTTTGTAAGTTTATATTCCATGATCAGCCTCCATTAAATTTTATTACATTATGTATTCAATAATGACCTACTTATTTTCTAATGTCCCAATATTCTTGTATCCATTTTTGCAGCATATCAAATATGTCGAATCTTATTTTTGCTTTTTCTTTATCCATAGACTCCATTAACTGCATTAAACTATCTTCACCCTGCATTGATAGCATGTGTTTTTGTGCCTTCATAACTTCTGCATCTCTTCTCTCTATTGCTGATACAGTGTGTACAAGCCATGGTCTTGGATTCTTGGAATCAAATGGCACAGTGACTTTTTCTTTATCTTTATTTTGTTCGTGTGCTGGATTATCTCCACATTCATCACGCCATTCTGCTCTGGTTGTTAACCATTGCTCGTATACATGATGGTCTTCAAATATTCTTCTAATGAGCAAATAATTATGAGAATTTCCTTCTTTATCTTCCCATTTACACAATTGAGCGCCAATTCTGTAACCCTGTGTTGCAAGACCTCGTGGAGCCAAAATAAACATTGGGGCAGCCCCTGTGTACTTACCTTGGTTGATAATTTCTAATTTTTCTATTCTTTCTTTTACCTCTTGAACTATTGTCTTAACTGGTTTGTTTGGAAATGTTCTTTGGAAATTTTGCAAATCACGTTGTGCATCAGGAGAATAGATAATTCTCTCTATTTGTAAACTAAATTGTGCAAATTTATACCAATTCATTTTAATTATTTATTATCCTAACAATGTTTAATAAAATATATAGTTTGCAAGTTTTATATTTTTAAGGACATGTCCCCCATGCAGACAGTAGCATTCCAAGATCGCTTCCATCAACAAAGCCATCTCCATTCATGTCGTTTTGACTTGTTCCCCACGAAGCCAAAAGAATTCCCAAATCACTTCCATTCACCAAGCGATCTCCTGTGAAGTCTGCTGGGCAAAGCACGGGCTGTGCGGCACGGACTGCTGCATTCGCATCCAACATTCCCCATCCCGTGAGTGTGTCATATCCTGCCGTTCCGATGTCCCTGCATGTTGACTGCATGATCGATTCCACCTGTGCTGCCGAAAGGGAAGGATTGACCGAAAGAATCAATGCCGCTACCCCTGCTGCATATGGCGAAGAGAACGATGTGCCGTCGATGATTGTGTAGTCTCCCGATCCATATCCGTTCGTTCCTGTCCGATCCGTGGTGTAGATAGACTGACCAGGTGCAATAAATGCGAGTTTTGTTCCATACGAGGAGAAGGATGCCTTTTGCCCGTTTCTACTTGAAGCACCGACTGCGTTCACGCTTGAAGCAGTTGCAGGATATCCAATTGTTGTATTTCCAGAATTTCCTGAACTGGCAAAATTGACAATTCCTGCATTTCTTGCAGCCGTGTATGCATTCGTCATGGCGGTGGAAGCCGTACCGTAATCATTGCTGTTATTGGTGACACGGACACCGTTTGCGATTGCCCAATTAATTGCATTGACCGTCCAAGATGTTTGTCCCTGCCATGATCCTGCCGTATTTGCCGTACCCACCTTGGCCGAGACCACTTTGCAATCTGGTGCAACTCCCACTGTACCAATTGAGTTGTTGATAATTGCTGTGATGCATCCTGCCACGGCTGTGCCATGATTATCAAATATACTGCTCGGACCTCCTCCCGCTACACCATTTACCGCACCCGTAGTAAAATCACGACCGGTAATTTGGTTGATGTCGGGATGATCTTGCTGAACTCCTGTTTCAAAAACCATAATTACAATACTAGGTAATCCTTTTGTAATTGACCATGCATTCGTGGTGTTCATATCAAAGTTGATGAGTCCACCCGACTGCCCTATGTTGCGATGTCCCCAACATTGTGAAAAGCCTGCATCGTTTGGAATGACTTCGTGTCGTGTTGCAGTGAATGTTTGGTCTTTTTCAATAAATTCAATTTCACTATTTTCTTTTAGTGCTGCAACTGCTGATTCCATTGCTTCCGTATTGATCATTTTTACAATAGTGAGATTTGGTATATGAGAATAATGTTCAATAGACGAGACTCCATTTACTAAAGCAATAGTAGCTTCTTTATGTGCATCTTTTTTCCATTGAATAAAAAATGTACTTACAGTCTCCTTTTGCGACTGCTGTGTTGTTGTTTTATTCACGCTAATGCCGCCAGCACATACGAGACTTACTATTAGTAAAAATATTGTTTTCATTTTTGTCTCCCTTGACTCTTGATATACGCCTTTACCTTATTCTTTGCTTTTTTTACCCTTCATAATACGCTCAAGGTATCCAGAACGAAGTGCACGTTCAATTTCTTCGTCGGTCATGCCTATATTTTTCATACGTTCAATAAATTCTTCTTTATATTGCTCTGGAGTTTTTTCGTCAGTGCCGTCATCTTCGGCTCTTAGTGCAGTTTTCATCCATCCAGCATTTACTCCAATTGATGTCCATTCTTCTTTTGATAATATGTATTTCATGTATTTCTCCATTATTATATTCAAAATATCAAAAGATAGAACCTTTTGATTCACCTTTCAATGCAAATTATTCTTGTTAATACTGGCACCTCAAGAGCTTTACCTATTGCTGCACGAGTCCTTCCTCCAGTAATAAACTGTTCTTTTCCGTTTACGTCAACAACGTTGACTGGGTCGTAACCGTCCTGATTCCATATTAATTCTGCGAGTTTTAATATGTATTTACGTGGGTCTTTTTTTCTTTTAATTTCCCATCGAGTATCAAAAACATCATCTCTATTTTCCGTTGTTGCTATTTTCACTAATTTTGATATACGCTCTTCTGGCTTTCCAACAAGAACGCCACGGTACGGAGAGAAATTCCTAAATGCATCAAAGTTATTTGGCTGCAAAAGGACCACAGGAGATTCTTTCCATATCTTTCTCATCTCTTCTTTATGCATTCTTGGTATCAGTTTTCTTTTTTGATACCAACGTGCTTCCGAAAAGAAGTCTTCAAATGGACTGTAAGGATGCTCTCTCATCACTCTTCTTCTTTGTCATAAAAAAGTTTTTTCACTTCTGGATGAACTTCTTTTGATTCACTTGGAATATTTATCTTTTTAACTTTTAATGGGACATCCAGTGCGCGTGCAGCAGCGGCGCGAGTTCTGCCACCAATAATAAACGAGCCTATGTCTGGAACTTCAACAATATTAACGGGAGGATAAGTTCCTTGTTTTACCATTTCAACAAGTCTATTCAGATATGCGCGAGCATTCGCACTTCTTGCGACTGACCATTTGTCTTCATTTACGTCTTCTCTGTTCTCTGTTGAAGCGTATTCAATAAAATTCTTTACTCTATCTTCTTCGCTTTCGCCAGATATTTCGGGGGTATAAGTGTTCCCTACCGCATCCAGATCTCGTGGATCCATGTACGAAACAGGAGCATCGCTCCATGCTTTTACCAATTCATCTTTTCCTAACGACGAGCCAATTCCACGTTCTTGGTACCATTTAAACTCTCCCAAGAAATCTTCTACATCACTGTAAGACTGAGCTCGTTTATACCAATTCATGTTTAGTCAAATTCATGTTCATATGCAGCTTCTTCCACCCGTTCATCGTCTTCAAGATTTTCCACAATGTTTTTTTCCATTTCTGGAGTTACTGAAACAATGTTGTCTTCTATGTCAAAACATTCTACTTCCTCTAATTCCGCCTTAATGTTTACATCACTTGTTGGTGGTTCGTATCTGTCACCTGGATCTCGTGATATTGACCAGTGTATCGTTGCTCTTCCATGGCAAAAGCAAGTTGGATTATCAAATTCCATATTATCAAATTCCCATAAAAACTTTCCACTTCTTCCACGAGCGCTCTTGTACCAATTCATAGTGAATCCTCCATATTTCTTATATTGCACTGATAATTGACTATTCACCTTTCGTCTTTTATTCAAATGCCCTCCCTCCATTTCAAAACACGACCAAAATTTTTTTGGGGCATCCAAGCGGCTAAAATTTTTTTAAGGCCTTCTAACAGCGCATATTACATAAAAACGCTCCAATTAAAAAATCGGGGGATTACAAAAACAAAAGTTCGCTTCCGTTCCAGTGCGGCAGTAGACGATAAAGGAGAACAGAAAGGATGAACTACTCTATGAAGAACAAAACAATAATCAACTGGATCTGGGACCACCCCATGCTTGCCTCTACCCTTATTAATGTCCCGCTTTTCTTTGGGCTTATCTGCTTGGGCGTGAAGACTCAGGTTATATAATCCACCCCCAGGATGGGCTAAGGTATCCCCTTTCAAGGATTACCTTGAGAATATATTTACCTTTGGTCCAGTGTATACGCCGTTTTTTACCTTTTTATGCAGCTCGTTGAGCAGGTCTGGTATTCCCTGTGTTTCCACTACCGGAAATGCAGGGGGCACAATCCTTCTAACAGTCTCGAAAAGGCCGCTGCTTGGGTGTACGTAAGCCGCCACCGCTGCATTCCCATTGCTTTTGTGGAATATGAGTCCTAGCGGCGTGTCCATGTACGGGGAAGCTGCCCCGTATATCTGACTGCCAAAGCCGGAATCCGCAAGATGTTCAGATACCGTAAACGGCATGGCGTAAAGGCCACGCTCCCTGTTGCCCATGCCCCACATGAGACGAACAAACCCGTCTATTGTCTTACTTCCATGCCCCAAAAATTCTCGTCCAGCTTCTTTGGACTTTTCCCGTATCTCAAGCTCCATTTCCTTGCCAATGCCGTCATTGGAGTTTATGGGTTGCTTTTGCCTCTTCAGCTCCTCTACGGCAGCGTTCATCTGCTCATGGACTGCCTCTGTGTTTGCTCGCTTATACCAGTTCATTCTTTTCCCTTGGGCGCACAGTTAGGAACGAAGCGCTTTCCCTTGCGCTTCATGCCCACGCGCTTGTAGCCCTTCCAGCAGCTAGATTTTGCCCTTACCCCAAAAATTATATCCATAGATTTTTAGGATTTCCCTCTACCGCAGATATCATGTTGGAAATCCATATCCTCTTTACGTTTGCAACCGATTCTTTCGAATTGTATGAACACGGTGACATGTGAACACCCTCGTATCGACGCAAGCTCTCGGATTTGCGCCTGCCACCCTCTATCGAATACCCACGAACCCTGCCACTCTCCAGAGCGTCCTTTAGGGCATCGTTATCAACAATAATGTCTGTCGCAAGGTTCACCAGGATCAGGTCCTTGCACATTCCCAAAAGCTTCCCGTTTATAAGACCGATGTTGGTTCGGTTCGTATGAGGCTGATGGCACGGAACGTGAATGCTCACCACGCAAGATTCCCTGAATATGCTCTCTAGCGAATCCTTCGCACCAAGCTTCGGATTTATATCGCAATACAGGACTCGCATGCCCATGGCTTCCAGAAACGAACCCACCCGAGAACCTATGTTGCCCTTGCCTATTATTCCCGCCGTCTTGCCCTTCAGGTCAAGCGACTCCCTGCACTCCACATCACGATCCTTCAGAACGTCAACGGATGCCAAATGACGGTTCCTTGCGTGCAAAAGTATCTCCGTAAGTGCTGATTCAGCAACACTTTCCGTTACAGCGTCAGGACAGCTCTGAATATCTATGCCAAGCCCCTTTGCAATGCCAGGACTGAAAAAATCCACGTCAGTCATGTCAACATTGATGCACTTCAATCCCTTTACGCCCGGAGATTTATAAAATACCTCCGTAAGCTTGTCAATCTTGTTAGGGTCAGGGAAAGGCATGGGATCCATGTTAAGCATTAGATAGTCATAGCTATCGCAGCGCTTCCCAAGCTCCCGCTCCGTAATACTCTTTGTCTTAACCCAGTCTACCTCCGCAACCGCACGCAGAGGCTCTAGATCCTCTTCCGTCATGCCCCACATATCGGGAAGTGACACCAAAAGCACCTTAGGACGCTTTCTCGCTGATCTAGACCCTTCCACTTTTGCCCATTTTAACCAATTCATAAAATAATCCTAAATAGACTCTACCGTATCAATTCCTAATTTATGTACTACACACCTCCCACTAAGGTATCCCTTTTTGTCTTTGCCGATTTATACCAGTTCATCCCTTTCCCTTAGGAACGCAGTTCGGAACAAGGCGTTTTCCCTTGCGCTTCATGCCTACTCGCTTGTATCCCTTCCAACAGCTTCCTTTTGCGCGTTTATACCAGTTCATTAGCGCCTCCGTTCATCCTTTCTTTAATTCTCTCTGTCATCCAAGCGCCAACTGCCTGCGGATGGACACATCTATTGTACCAGTCAACAGTTGCATCACTGATCTTCTGAAGCCTCTCTGGATCTGCAATAAGCTCATCTATGATCGATAGATCACTCCAATCATCCATCATAATGCCAGGAAAATCCTTGTAATACCAAACGTCCTTTGGGAAAGGGTGGCTTCTTCCGTTTCCAACAAGAAGAACACATCCGCACCTTGCTGCTTCAAATATCCTGAAAGACTCA